TCACACAGTCAGCTCATACAGGACTTCATACATTTTTTCGGTTTCGATCCAGACCTCGCTTTTCTCATAGTAGAGTTCGTGTGCGGTCAGGACTTCTTCAATAGTTGCTTCCATATCCGGGTCTTTGTAATCGGTGTACACCTCGATGTCCAGCCGGTTGAAATGGTGGTACACAAGGTTATCTGCGCCGAAATTCTCGGCTTTCGGATACAGGAAGCAGATAAACGGTGGATCAGGACTCTCCCCTTCTGCGAAATGGTCATACGCATAAGGAAGCCCCATTTCCTCCACCAGAGCTTTTACTTCTTCGTGGGTCATTGGTTTCTCCTCACTTCAGTGCCTTTTCGATAAGGGACTGGAGCTGCTCGATACCGGCCTGTTCTGCCGGAGCAATATGGGGTCTTCCTGCCACACGACCGCCGCCGCGCTTGGCATGACCCTTTTCCAGCAGATGTGCCAGCTGGTAGCGGTTCTTGGAATGCACCACCATCTGAAGGCTCTGGCTGGATTCCGACTGTTTGGTCGCTACCCAGCTTTCCTTGTACCGCCCGGTTCTGGACGGTGCGCCGGACTGAATCTGCTCCTTGACGGTCTTGGCAGATTTACGGACAGCTTTCTTGACCTCGGTGGAGGCAAGGGTCGCATACTCTTTCAAGCCCTCATTGATGGCATCTGCCATTTCATCGATGTTGACAGTTCTGCTCATCCGGCTGCCTCCTTTCCAAACGGCAATGAATCTTCAGCGTTTTCTTCTGGAAATTCATCGGGTCAACGGATTCGATATTGTAGAGCTGCTCCCGGAAACGGATGCGGTAGCCAGTGGAAGTCAGGCCTCTCGTCTCACTGCACCAGCGGACCGTGAACACCACACTCTTCTGCTCGGCTATGACCTCACCCTCTTCTTCCTGCGCCTGATAGGTCGAAGCGTAGGCAAAGCAGGTGAAATATTTCTCCCATGTGTTCCGATGGTTTCCGACCTTATCGGTCACAACCGTGCTTTTCTCGATCATGATCCGCTCATTCAGCTTCTCGATCATCAGAACACCCCCTCCCTCACAGCAAACAGAATGGAACGAAGCGTCAGCATCAGCTGGTGATGGTCGGCTTCGTCCCGGTGCTCATAGAGATACCCCAGTGCATACAGAATCGCCACACGGCAGGTGCTGCGCAGGGCTTCCAGTTCCCTTGTAGGCTGTACTCCGTTCTCGGCATCCCAATCAGCGGCATTGACTGCCTCCCACTGGTCTTCCGATAAACGGCCCACATCCTTGCACATCTGCTCCGCAGAAGATAAAAGGATGCCGATCAGGGCATCCTCATCACTGCTGTCCACGCGGAGATAGGTCTTCGCTTCGTAAAGCGGAATCAGTGCCATAACCGGCTCCTCCTTTCCTGGCTTTCTTAGCCCTGCGGTGCCATCTGCAGAAGCTGTACGGCTTCAGGCAGGATCAGCTTGCCATCCACACGCTGGGTGGTCAGGAAGCCGACCTGATCAGTACGGGCATACAGCTCGTTCAGACGGCGGAAGGTGCGGTTCTGGCGGTCAGCCACCCAGTAGTAGCTGTAATCGCCAAAGGCCATGACCTTGCTGCCACCCTTGATCTCCGGCATGAAGGCGGAAGTCTTCAGCGGACGGTTCAGCAGGGTATCAGGCTTGCCGATCTCCAGACCAGGCTTCCAGATATAGTTGCCGTTGTTGTCCTTGATGGTCATCAGCTGCAGCACCAGGGCTTCGTTGCAGAGGAACTGTGCCTTCTTGCGGTACGGAGCCTTCAGTGCGTAGTAGAGCTTAAAGATCTCATCGAAGGTAACGGCATCCTTCTGGGCAGCGGTCACACCGACCTTGGCACCGCCAGTCTCAGCCAGCAGACCCAGAGGCTTGCCCACACCGTCACCGGTGATAAAGGCGCGCTCCTCTGCGTTGCCCATACGCACACCGAAACGGCGGGCGATATAGGTGGCAAGGTCGAATGCGGAGTCGTTCAGCAGCTCATTGGAGATCTTGATCATAGTGCCCAGCTTGTACGCAGACAGCATGGTCTGACCGAAGGTGGTATCGCTCTCCGGGATCTCCTCGCCCTCATCGATCCAGCTTGCCTCACCGGTATCCTCCGCGATAGGAATCTTGCGGGTGCCGGAGCTGGTGCGGATGACCGTTGCCATGCCACGGAAGATGTTATTCTCTTCCAGTGCCTCCACCAGCTTCTTCTCAAACTCATCGGGAACGGTAAAGCCGCCCTCAGTGTCCTCACCCACAGACAGGGCATTGCGGACTTCGCCGTAATGGCCACGGTTGCGGATCATGTTCCAGAAGTTCTCGGCATACTCGGCAGTGGCAGTCGGCTTGACATCCTTCTTGGCACCGCTCTTCGGGTCAGCGTGGACAGGGCTGGAAGTCGGTGCGGACAGCTGTGCCTCGATCTGTGCCTGCTGCTCCAGACGCTCAATCTCTGCACCCAGGTCCTTGACCTCCTGTGCCATCTTGTTGTACTGCTCCACGGCCTCAGCCTTTACCAGACCGTTCTCGCCGCGGTTCTTCTCCAGAAAGTCCTTGGTCTGCTCCCAGAGAGTGTTGCGCTTGGTGCGCAGTTCCAGAATCTTACTCATAGTACGTTTCCTCCATAAATTTGTGATGGTTGATTGGATATAAAAACAGCCTGGATGCACATCACTTCATGCACTCAAGCTGTTTCATCAGGATATTGTAAGGGATGCTGCCATCCTCGGTCTTGCCGTCCATGTCAAGAACAGGTCCCAGATTGGCAGGCGGTTCTGCCGGAGGGGTCGGCTCTGCGGACGGTTTCGGGTCAGCTGGCGGCTCGGCATCCGGTTTCTTTGGTTCAGTGTATTTCTGCCCCACATCTTCCGGCTTCACACCCAGACGGTTCAAGACGATTAGATCCATCTGACGGCTAGAGAAAAGGTGCCCTGCCGTATCCTTCTGGAACGGCTTCTTTTCTTCGCCCTCGCCCGGTTCACTGTCAGGGTCTTCTTCCGGATTTTCCGGGTCTACCGGGTCACTGTCCGGCTCCTCCTCTTTCTTTGCAAAGAGGATCTCGTCTGCAAAGCCCAGCTCCACCGCCTTCTTCGCATTCATCCAGGTCTCATTGCTCATAAGGTTGGCGATGCGGGCGTGGCTGAGGCCGCTCTTCGCTGCGTAGGCATTGATGATGCTTTCCTTGACCTCGGTCAGCACCTCGATGGCCTTTTCCATGTCCTTGGTGTTGCCCATCGCGACCGTGCTGGGGTCATGGATCATCAGCATGGCAACAGGACTCATCTGGACAGTATCACCGGCCATTGCCACAACGGATGCCGCAGATGCCGCAATTGCATCGATCTTGACCGTGATGCTGCCCTTGTAGTCCTTAAGCATGGTATAGATCTCGGCAGCGGCGAACACATTTCCGCCCGGACTGTTGATCCAGACGGTCACATCCCCCTCGCCGGATTCCAGCTCATCCCGAAACATCTGCGGCGTGATCTCATCACCCCAGAATGATTCCTCATCGATGGGACCTTCCAGCCGGAGGATTCTGGTGTCGTCACTGTTTTTGATCCAGTTCCAGAATTTCTTCATCGGGTTCTCCTTCCATTTTTCCGTGGCTTACTCTCACTCAACCGGTTATCGCTGTCAGGTTCTTCTTCCGGGTCAGGCTGTGTCTGTTTGGGCTGATTCTGCTGGACTGCCGCAGCTTTATTCTGCTGTGCCACCCCTGCATCTTTCAGCTTCACATAGCCGCCGTTCAGGTAGTAGTCGTCACCGCCCTCCTCTGCCGGGATGAGGTCCATGTTCTCCAGACGATGCACATCATTCGGAGAGAGGAAGCCGTTACTGATTCCTGTCGCATAGCCGTTCATCCGGCTCTGGTAATCGCCACGGAGCAGACCATCCACATTGAATTTCGGGAAGTAGGTATCCTGCTCCTCCTCCAGCAGCAGATCCTTGATGATGCCCTGCTCGATGCGGACAAGCCACGGGGTCAGGGAGTGCATCACGAAATTCAGCGACTGGTATTCAATGTTGGAGAAGGTCGCCCTGGACAAATCGGCTACCAGATGCGGAGGCACACGGAAGATACGGCAGATCTCCGTCACGGAAAACTGCTTCGTTTCCAAAAACTGGCTGTCCTCCGGCGGCAGGGAAATTGGTTTGTAGGCCATGCCCTCTTCCAGCACGGCCACACGATGGGCATTGGAAGCACCACCGTAAGCCGCTTCCCAGCTATCCCGGATACGGTTCGGGTCTTTTACAACGCCGGGATGCTCCAGCACACCGCTGGGCTGTGCGCCGTTCTTGAAGAAGGAGGAACCGTATTTATCTACCGCAATGGAAGTGCCGAGGCTGTTCTTCATCATAGCGATTGGCGAGAAACCGATCAGGCCATTAAACCCAAGCCCCGGCACATGAAAGATCTCGTCCCGGCGGAAGTAGAGGTCCTTGTTCTGTTCTCCCGGAACTTCATCCGTGTATGCGTGGTAGATATAGTAGAGCTCGCCACTCTCATCCCGGTCCACTTCGACATTTTCCGGCATCAGCGGATACAGACCCAGCACCGTATTCTTGCCATCCCGGACGATCTGCGCGTAAGCGTTGCCCCAGAGAAGCAGGTGGGTCATCAGCGTTTCCCAGAAGACAAAGGATGTCATCTCCGGGTTGGGCTGGCGATACAGGATCTTGTACAGCGGATGATCCCGTGCCTTTTCCTTGTTTCCATTATCGTCTGTCACCCGGTAGAGATGCAGCGGCAGTGCCGCAATGGACTCTGCCAGCAGACGAACACAGGCATACACGGTCGGGATCTGCATGGCGGCTTTCTCATCCACCTGCTCCCCGGCATTGGAACGGCCAAACACAAAGGTCTGCCCGGAATCGCGGACATTATCCGTGACCTGAGGCAGACCTTCTTTTGGCTGTTCTGTTTTGGGAGAATCCCTTGGGTTCTCAAACCCCATCCATTCCCAGAATCCCATTAAGCCTTATCCTCCTTCTCCAGTTCCGGCAGACCGGCAAGGCTGGTACCGAGGGACGCAACACCTGCCACGATCACTGCACTGCCGACTGCCATCCAGTCCACCGTGCCGCCGGGCATCTGTGTAACGACCAGGGCCGCGCCGGTCTGGAACATCGTCTTTGCAGCACGAATGCCGGCTGCCTTCCACCATTCTGCACTCATCAGATACTTCATTGTGTTTTCCTCCAAATCTTCATATCAAAAAACGATCATGTCACGTTCGTCGTAGACGCTTCCCTGCTGCTGACCTTCATTTCGGATGCAGCGGTCCAGTGCCATGATCGCAGCGACGATACCATCGATCTTCTCCGGCGACTTCGCCTTGGTCGGCTTGATGTTGCCAGCCGGGTCGGTATCCACGACCACATTCCCCGCCATCCATGCCATAACCGGATTGCCGCCGTGGATGATCCTGCCTTCCATCAGGAGCTTGTAGAACTCCTTGGTAGGCGGGCTCATATCTTTAAAGCCCTGACCGAAAGGAACGACTGTGAATCCCATCCCCTCAAGATTCTGGGTCATCTGCACGGCTCCCCATCGGTCAAAGGCAATCTCTAAAATATGGTAGGTCTTGCCTAGTTCCTCGATGACCTTTTCAATAAATCCGTAGTGGATGACATTGCCTTCTGTTGCCATCAGGTAGCCCTGCTGATACCAGACATCATACGGAACGGATGCCCTGCGCACCCGCTGGGGGATCGTATCCTCCGGTATCCAGAAAAACGGAAGCATGATGTACTTCTCCTCTGGAACTCTGGGCGGGAACATCAGCACAAAAGCCGTGATATCTCCGGTGCTGGACAAGTCCAGTCCTCCATAACAGTCACGGCCTTTGAGGGCTTCCATATCGATTGGCTGATTGCCGAGGTTGTAGATGTGTTCCGGTATAAACCGGGTCAACGAGGACACCCACATATTCAGACGGAGCTGCTTGAACACGTTCTCCTCTGCCGGATTATCCAGTGCTTCCTGGTATGCATCCCGGACACGCTGGATCTGAATGGTCTGCCCCAATGAGGGATTTGCTTTATACCAGTTGACTTCATCGTGCCAGTCATCTTCATCTGTCAGTCCATAGACCACGGGGTAAAAGGTGTGGTCGATCTTACGGCCAGCCAGCAGGTCAAGGGCTTTCATGTGGAGCTCGTAGCAGATGCTCTCCTTGTCCGTGCCAGCCGTGGTGATCAGGAAGAACAACGGCTGTTCACGGGCATCACCGGAACCTTTGGTAAGGACATCGTAGAGTTTTCGGTTTGGCTGGGCATGAACCTCATCCAGCACCAGACCTGACACGTTCAGACCGTGCTTCGTACCAACTTCGGCAGACAGAACCTGATAAAATCCTGCGTTCCCGTAGTTCACGATGCGCTTGGTGGCTGCCATGATCTTGCACCGTTTCAAAAGTGCCGGGGTCATCTGCACCATCTGGTGGGCAACATCAAAAACAATGGATGCCTGCTGGCGGTCAGCCGCCGCACCATAGACTTCGGCAGATGGCTCATTATCGGCAAAAAGCAGATACAAGGCCACCGCAGCGGCAAGCTCGGATTTTCCGTTTTTCTTGCCGATTTCGACATAAGCCGTGCGAAACTGACGGTTCCCTTTTTCGTCCACGATGCCGAACACATCCCGGATGATCTGCTCCTGCCACGGAAGCAGCCAGAACCGCTTTCCTGCCCACTTACCTTTGGTGTGTCGGAGGTTCTCAATAAAGGTTACTGCCCGGTCTGCTTTTGCGGCATCGTAATGGCAGGTCGGAAGCATGAACCGGCTGGGTTTGTAGTCCTTCAGTTTCGGATAGTTTTGGGGTCTGCACTCTGCCATCAGCTTCCACCTCCTCCCAGCAGATTCTCCATCTCATCAGCTGCATCCGCAGGACCGCCGTCCGAAGCAATGATCCGGCTTCGGGAGGACGGGGTCAGACCGAACTGCTCTGCAAACTTGTTCATGATCTTCAGATAGGTCTGGGCGATGGACACCTGCGGCACCTGCTGCCAGTACCCGGACGGGGTCTTGACGATAGTGCCGTGCTGGGTGATGAACTCCTCTGCCTCCTTCCATCGGGCATACGCCTGACAGTAACCGGCAAAGGCCGCCATGTCCACTTCGGTCAGGATGCCGATGGCTTCCATCTGTTTGGCAAGTCTACGCCACTCTTTCTTTGCTTCCGGCTCCAGCCACTTCGGACAGGCCGGTGCTTTCTTATTGGGCTTCGGTTCGCTGGTGTTCAGCGGATGCTTGCCCGGATTACCTTCCAGTTCCTTCATGGCGGTCGGCTTTGGTTTTCTGCCTCTGGTAGCCATTGGCATCTCCTCCTTTCTGCAAAAATGGGTAAAGAAAAAGGACCTCCAAAGAAGTCCTCGAAATATCATTTTCCTAAACAGGAAACTTTTCTGTATAACTAACAAATAGTTTCCCATTTCGGCAACTTTATATAAAACACATCGGATACGAGGCACAGCCCCTTTTCGGGGCGTGTACCTTTTGGGTGCTGTTAGGCGTTGGGGTTGGCTTCCTTCCAAGCCTCGTATTCATCGACCAGCTCCGCTTCCTCGATGACCTGCCAGACGCTGCAGAAGCGGCTTCTCTGCTGCTCGATCTCCGCTTCCGTCCAGTCTTCCGGCTTGCGGCTCATGTCGTGGTAGGCGTCCATCTCCGCTTTCGTCCGGAAGAAAAGGATCTGCTTCAGCTTCAGCGTTTCCTCATTGTTACGCAGGCTGTACCGCCTGTCTTCTGCCGCCCTGCAAAGGCTTCCGAGGTCGCTGCAGCTGAGGGTCATGTCCTGCTTGAAGGCGATCTCGATGCCAATTAGCTTCTTCTCGGTGTCGGCTCCCTGAATGTTCTTAAGGTAGGTTTTTGCTTTGTTCGTCATGGTCTGTATCCTCCGTGTGTTTTGTTTTCCGTAGGGCTTTCCCCTTCGTTGTGACTGTATATTACCGTCACTGCCCGGACATAGCAAGCGGCTATGCTGCACAATCATACACACCTCTTTTTGTCGGATTTATGTGTATTTCCACACTGGAAGAATCCACCACTACGAGCAAAAGCCCCCGAAGGAGCTCTGCCCTTTTTCAGTGTGCGTTCCTGATGCACCACTCGATTGCGTGACCGGCATCCGTGTAGGTCTCATCGGAAATCTTCAGAAGTTCCAGCCGGCATTCAATCGGTGACCAGCCTTCCTCCGGGTCTTCCACAAAGCCGTATACCGCTCCCTCCAGCATGCCATTCCAGTTCATCTGGGCAACCAGAACCCGGTCACTAAACTGCATGATGCTATCGTAGCAAGGTCTGAGCCGGTCGTAGAAGCTCTCGATGCTGATGTTGTTTTCCGGGAAGTCGATCAAATGCTTTTTCATGGTGAATTCCTCCGTGTTTTCGTTTTTTCCTTGGGGCTTTCCCCTTTCGGTATGTGCATATTACCGTCAGGTGCAGCAGATAGCAAGCGGCTAAAGTACACGATCTTCTGCCCGGAATACCAAGCAGAATGTACATCACTCTGCATCCTGTTCCATGAGTTCCACAATGGTATCGTAGAAGAACTGCGGGTCATATGCCAGCGGTTCCCGTCCGGCTTCCTTATCCATCCTGATCTGGTCTTCCACCATATCTTCGGCATCCTCCAGCGTGAAGGCATCCTTATCGCTGTCGTCCATGTGGTTGTAGATTTCCACGATGGTATCCATCATCCGTTCTTCCATGTGCTTCTCCTTTCTGGCGCATCCACGCCGCCACATCTGCCCCTGTGTTGGACGTTGTCGGTTCATTCGGATCGTTTTGCCACCCATGGCACAAGCCCCTGTGTGGGGCTGTGTCGGGGGCTGTCGGTTTATCTGGTCATCCGTCCCAGCAGGTAGGCTTCTTCCATTGCTTTCTGGATGCCCCAGACCGGAACCTCAATGAAGTCCTCGCTGTCATTATCGCGGGCTTCGAGGTCGCCCCGGCTGTCTACCGCTGCCATCAGGCGCTTGGCGATCTCCAGCAGGGCTTTTTCCTCTTCCTTGGTGATGTTCTTCTTCATGGTGGTTTCCTCCGTTTTTCTTGGTTTTCCGTTTCGGTATGTGCATATTACCGTCTATGTCACAAACTATCAAGCGGCTATACTACACAAATATGTTCCCCCGGAACTGTGCGTATTACGGCAGAAGAAAAGGGCCGCCGTTTCCGGCAAGCCCCATGTGTTTCTCTGGCTTAGTAGTCTTCATCGTCCTCGTAATCTTCCTCTTCGTCCCAGTCATCTTCCTCTTCATCCCAGCTATCATCCTGGTCTTCTTCCTCATCTTTGAAGTCCCACATATCTTCAGTCGGCTGGTTTCTAAGGTCTGGGTTCTGCTCAACATAGTCGGCAACCGCTCCGCAAAGGATGTCCAGAACCTTTTCGTAGGCTTCCTCGCTGTAGACTGCCCAGGCATCTGCAGTCAGCTTTGCGATTTTGTCGTTGCCCTTGACTCCAAGGAACCGCCCTGCAGGGTTGCAGGTTTCCTTGCCGTAGCCGATGCCCAGCTGGTCGCCATCGTTGTAAAAGCGGTATCCGATGCGGCTCATTGCCCTTACCAGCTCCCCTGCGAGGCTGTCTGCCTTGCCCGTCTCCGGTACCAGTTCCTTGAAAAGTTTATTGATGCGTTCTTCGTTCTTCGTCATTGTCGTATCCTCCGTTTTTGTTGTTTTCCCCTTTCGGTGACTGTATATTACCGTCACCTCGGAGCACTATCAAGCGGCTAAACTACACGATCATCAAGCCCTGTAATTGTCATATTTATGTGCTTTTCATGCCGGCTTTCGGAAGACAGACACGAGCAAAAGGCTGGTCATTTCCAGCCCCTTGCGCCTGTCGGTCTTGCCTTTAGCGGATGATTTCAAGGTAGCTTACGTTGCCCCAGCAGTCCGTTCCCTTGAAGCGGATGCGCTTTTCGTTCTCCCTGTCGAGGGTGAATTTCCGCAGGAGCTTCATCTTCTGGATGCGGTTCAGAAGGTCCTTGCCGTTCTTCGCATCCTCAACGGCATCCCTGATCTCGACCACCGAGCTGTCGCTTCCGTACCAGAGGTTGCTGAGTGCCTCTGGGATTCCGTTCGCAAGGTAAAGGTTGATTTTTGTGTAGGTCATTGTATTTTCCTCCTCTCAGAATGTCATCGTTTCCAGAATCTCATCCGTGGCTGTCTCCCAGTCGTGGCGGCTAAGTTCGATTCTGCTGTACATCTCTGCACTGTCTGGCTCATCGAAAAGCCGGAAGCATTCTCTTGCCAACTCCTCGCTGGTGTGCTGCTGGATTTCATCTGGCTGTCCATCCAGCCGTGTAAAAGTGATCTCGTAAGTGTAGCGTTCCATGTTCTTTGCCCCTTTCGTTTTGGTAGCTGTATATTACCGTCACTGCCGGATACTATCAAGCGGCTAAAGTACACGATCATTTGCACCCTGATCTGGTGGATTTATGTGTTTATCCGGGGAGGTTTCCCTCCCCGTTTTCTTAGCTGAACATCTCTGCCGTGTCATCGTCGATCCAAAGGTGCATGCCGTCTGCTTCCATGATCGCATGGTCTTCATGAACCTCGGTGATGATCCCTTCCCGGCTTCCGCTTCCATCGAATTCGTTCCAGTGCCATGTTGTCTTTCTCCCTTTTTTCCATGTTCTCCAATCAGCCATCCTGCTGTCCTCCTTTGTTTTTTGTAGCTGTATATTACCGTCACTGCCCTGTGATAGCAAGGCCATAAAACCTCATATTATCAACGATCTTCGTCCCTCATGTTTGGTACATATATGACCCCTGATTGACTTGCTATATATGTGTTTCTGCGGCATTATACACACAACGAAAGCGAAGAAAACCAAACCAAAAACGGAGGACAAAAAACATGAAAAAGACCATTACAGAAGTTGAAACCGCAATCGAAAACCGTATCGCAGAGCTTGAAGAAGAATACGAGCTGGACATTTACGACCGCAACGACATTCGGGAAGAAGAATACCAGAAAGCCGGGTGGCGGCACGACCCTTTCCCAGAGGAGCTTGAGGAAGATGACAAAGAAGAGGAAGAGGATTGGCACTACCACAGCATGGAGGAACGACTGAACGAGGTCGGCATGAGCATGAGGGATTTCTTCTAAGGAATCCCAAGAGGCTCCCCAGCAGAGACTGGGGCTCTGCCTCGTATCCCCCGTTTTGGTTTGGTATGATACACAAAACCGCTGCCAGATGTTTGTGTACATTATGGCGGCGGTTCTCCTTGCTATTGTTGCTTTCCAGAGGTAATATACAGTAAACTGGAAGGGGGTTCTCATTCTTTTAAAGCCCCCATTTTCCGTCTAATCGGCCTCGCCCTGCATTGCCTGATGCATCACCCTGCGGTTATGCGCTCTGGCTTTCTTTTTCAGGTCCCTTTTCCATCTGCGGATGGTCACCGCCTTGCAGTGGTTTCTTGACCATTCGTATTCATCCAGAATGTATCTGCCGCCGTGTTCCCTCTCGCCATAAGCCGGCATCTTTCTGTGTCCCATAGGCTCCTCCTGTTAAACTAAGCCCTCCCGGTCTTTTCTGGCCGAGAGGGTATTTTTTCTGATTGTGGCATCTTATTCCGGCTTCGTTCCGTCATCCATCTGGATGACTGCCATCTGCCCGAACATGCTGACGAATGCCTCTGGCACCCAGAAGCGTTCCCTGAATTTCTGGATGAGGTCCTGGGGCAGCTCTGCGAAATCTTCCTCTCCCAATCCGCAGATGAAGAAGTTTCCCTTGATGGGCTGCTCCAGCTCCGGAATGTACCGGCTGAACGGCTTCTCAGTGAACATCCCATTGTCGTCCGTTACCAGTGCCACGGCATCCGCTTCCCACGGGTACGTGGCTGTGATGCAGTCGCAGTCGAGGATGCGGTAGAACTCTTTCAGGGAGCTTTCAATGTCCACCACCTGCGGATGCTCCATCGGTTTGATCAGAAGAACTTTCATTCGACCCAGCCCCCTTTCACGATTGCCCAGTCTGCAAGCTGCATCTTCTGCTGTCCGCCCCATGCAATATCCTCTAACGCTTCCTCCGTTCCGCAGCGGTTGCAGATCTGGATGTCCGCCCTTCGGCTGAGTGCCTGCTGCTGATGGTCGTAACAGTCCGGCTTTGCTCCGCACCTGGGGCAATGTGGGCCGGTCTGTCGCGTTTTACCAAGACGGTCAAGCGACACCTTGACCTCGGCTTCCAAAGCCACACGGTGGCAACTGTCCGCGCCGTAGGCAACGTTCAGATGGCTTCCGGTGTCCCAGCTCACTAAGATGTTTCCGGCATCATCGACCCCGTTGCAGGTTCCCTGCGTTCCGATGGGCGGTGCCTGCCTGTCATCCATCTCATCGAGGACGATCCGGCATCCGACCGGGAACTTTTTTCTCAGCTTCTTGACCATTTTCTGATCTGCGAAATTCATGCCTGCACCTCCTCGATCATCCGCTGGGCGGCATCCTTATCCATGCATTCCTTCAGCGCACCTTCGAGGATGTGCATCGGGAAGTGGAATGCCTTGTAGCCGTCATGCAGAACTTTGTAGTAATACCGGCTCGGTGCGCAGTGCCCGAAGTCGTTCTCCATGATGTAGACCATTGCGGTCACCATCTCCGGCTCTGCCTCTTCCCGGAGCAGTTCAATGTTCAGGTCTTCCTTGCGGTAGTAGTTCGGGTAGCCCTCATAGAGGTCGAGGTTTCCTTCGTCCCTTTCCGAGATCTCCCACACCAGAACCGGCGTATTCTTCTTCGGGTTCGGTGCGATGGTGGCGCAGCCGCGGAACAAAAGCTCCCAGCCTGCCAGCACCGCCTGTCCTGCAATTTTTGCATCCGGACACCGGTATGCCATCTGCTCCACCGACAGGTTGCTGCCGTAGGCGATGTAATATTTCTTGTTTTTCATTAGAATCTCTCCCTTCGGTTTTCTCCGCTCTTGTCTGGCGGTATGGTATATATCACTCTTCTGCCCTGATTTATCAAGACCGATGAGCATCATATACTGCACAATGTTTTTTGCTTTTGATCGTGTACTCTTACATCATCTGCTGCTTCTTCAGATACCGGACGGCTTCCACCTTTCCGATACTGGCTGCCAGTCCACGCTTTAATGTGTCCAGCGGAAATTCCCAGTCGCTGTATCCGCCGCGCAGCAGTTCAAAATACTCGGCATCCGGGCAGCCAAGCCGCCGGTCCTCGTGCATCACATAAGCGATGCAGGGTTTTGCCTTTTTCATGCGGTTCCCGTTCAGGTTCCAGACCGGAAGCTGGAACTGCTTCTTGTAGTAGTATCTTGGGCAGCCCTCGTACCGGTCCAGCAGGAGCTCATCGTATTCCGAGAGCTTCCAGACCACTGCCGGTACGCTTTCATTGGCGTCCTGCTCAATGGTGGCATAGCAGCCGGTCTTGCTCTTTTTGAACAGGAGCCGGTAACCCATGATCTCGGTCGTGCCGACCACCACAGCGTAAGGGCATCTCTTTCCCATCCGCTCCATGTCGAGATTACTTCCGTAGGCAAGGTAATATCTGGATGGGTTTCGGCTGATCAATTCAAACATCTGCCTCACCGTCCTCCCTGCCAGTGAATTCCACGCCCTGGAAATCATCTGTCCCAAGCTCAATCTGGCTGTCCTGCCACCAGTCCTCTGCCACTCGCTGGGCTTCCTCCACGGTCGGCTCTTTCATCTCGGATTCGTAAATGGTCACCGTTCTCTGGTAGGTCTCGGTGATGGTCACCTTAAAGGCCCTGCCACCCGGTGTGTTTTCATTTTTTAACGTGCTTTTCATAAACTTGCACCTCCTTCTACCACCTCAAGGGCGGTTGCCCGCCCAAAAGGTGCCCGTGCATCTCGGCTTATTTGTTCCGCCAGGATGCGTTGCCCTCCATGTTCCGCAGAAGGATCTCCCTTGCCGTTGCAAATTCATCCCCAATGAATCCCAGCCTCAGCATCCAGCACCGCATCGCGTACTTTTCGTTGTCGGTCTGCTGGGGCTTCGGGCTTGCCGTCCTGACCATCTTGGCAAGCTGGCTCATTGCGAGGCAAAGCTGGATGTAGGCTTTCATCTCTCCGGCGTGCAGTCCGTTGCGCTTTCCGTCCGCTGGGTCTGCAAATTGGAAAAGGCGGAATTCAATGGTTCCTTTTGTAAAGGTGGCATGAAGGTTCAGCATATGGTATCGGCTTGAATTGTAATGCTGGCTTCTGCCGTAGTCTGCACCGTTACCTTCGTACCAGATGTCTTCCAGCCTGTGCATGGTGGTCGGCTTCTCGCGGTTCAGCCGGTCGAGGAAGCGGTGGTTGACCACCTGGCAATAATGTCCGGTGCGCCCCGCGTCGATCCGGATGGCTCTGCCGATCTGCTGTTCGTGCGCCGCCATGATGTTCACAAGGTTGCGGATGGTCTTTGCGGTGTGGTCGCCCTTGCCGATGTGGATGTGGACCCCGCATCCGCGGCTTGGGCTGCTCTTTGCTCCTGCCTTGCGGAGCAGTCGGATGATTTCCTGCAGGGTTTCGATGTCGTCGTAGGTGAGGATCGGGGTGACCAGTTCGCATTTTTCTGCGTCCGGTCCGTAGATGCTCACATCCCTCTGGAATTTCCAAACCCTGCCCTGTCCGTCCTTGCAAGCCCAGCTGTAATATCCGTACTCGCTGGCCGCGTTCCATGCTGTGGTTCTGAAGTACTCGGCGACCTTTCTTGCCGCTTTTTCTCTGGTGATGTTGTTCATCTCGATCTCAACCCCGATGGTCTGGTTCTTCATGGCTTCAATCTGCTCTCTTGTTTTATCGTTCATGGTATGTTCTCCTTTGTTTTTTCCTTGTTTTCCCTTTCGGTATGTGCATATTACCGTCAGGTGCGGATAATAGCAAGGATATAAAAGAACATATATTCGACAAATATAAGGTAGAATGATCGTGTACATTTCTGCAGTTTATCCGCTTGATAATGTACATTTTCAGAGCTAATATCGGTATAATGGAAGAGGGTCTCGCATATTTTCCGGCCCCCATTGGGGGCTTGGGAGCTTACGCTCCCGCCTCCAGCATCTGCGCCGTGTCTGCCCCACAGTCGGGCTGTGTCGGCTGGTTTTCTTCCTGTTCGACCGTTTCCCCTGTGGCAGGATCGCCGTTCTGTGCCGCCAGTTTCGCGGCTTTCAGGGCATCCCGTTTTGCCTTTTCCCTTGCAAGGAACTTCTGTGCTTCCTCATCCGTGCGGAAAGCCGCATGGCCGGAAAGGTGCTCCATGAGGATCTTGCGTGTCTCTTTGAAATCCGGACCGTTCATCCCCAGCCGCAGGAGCCATGTGCGGAGTGCGTATTTCTCATTCTCATCGTTGACATCCTTTGCCTGGATGCGCTTCTGGCTGATAGCCTGCTGGTTCATCAGCACCGCCAGCTGTGCAAAAGCCGTCAGATGTTCGTGGTCCGGTGCAGTCGGGAAGCCGGTAAAGGTGACCTTCTCGGTGGTGATTTTCAGGCCTTCCAGTGCAGCACCATGTTCAGTCTCATAGTCGCTGACCGCATTGATGAAGTTCATGATGGCAAAGGTGCAGCTATCGTCCTTCAGCTTCTCGACCAGCCCCTCTTCCACATGGAAGTGTCCTCCAGTCGCCTTGCCGATGAGCTTGCCGCGGCTGTAAAGAAGGTTGACCAGGTTGCGGAGAGTCACACCGTTGTGCTGGCTGACCGGGAATGCAAGTTCCAAGTCCAGCGGCACTTCTTCCGGCTGGTCTTCGCTTTCCGATTCCTCTGCATCCGGCTCATCCTCTGCCGTATCATCCGGCTCCACTTCGGCCACAGGCTCCTCTGCCAAGTTTTCAGTCGGCTCTGTGTTTTCCGGCTGGTCACCCGTGCTCTCAATGCTCTCGCCGCCGCGGATCAACCCCTCATTCAACAGAGTCGTCAGCAGCTCGGCATCTGCATTCTCCGGCTCGACCAGAAGATTGCCGTCCCGGTCGATGGTGTAGTTGCCGATGTCATAAGCGTACAGCGGCGCTCTGGTGTAGTAAGGATGGATGCCCGTCAGCTCCTCCATGCGATTTGCAAGTGTCTTGCGGTCGGCTATGTTCAATTCAAATTTCAACATAATTCATTGCCCCTTTCGTTTTTTGTCTTTGTACGTCCCGATGTTTTTTCGGTAGCACATATATCACTCTGAACCGGTCAAATAGCAAGGCCATTTCCCGATATTCTTCATGTTCGACCAATTACACAAGGGACTGCGAAATCTGTTGTGTAAATAGGACCAATATGTAAGCCCACCATATCACCGGGTCACTTTCTACCTAGTAATATAGCGGGCCAGTTTATTCTTCCAGACCTGCGCACCATGCGATGCCGGCCAGAACAAAAAATGCGTTGGCTAAGCATATGCCGTTACCCCAGATACGATACTCTGCCGAATCCGTATACGGGTCAGCCAGCCATTTCCGGATCTGCTTCTCCGTCTTCGGCTTCTTGGCATGGGTCACGATCTTGCGGTGCGTTTCAAACACATCTGCCCAGAATGCCAGCTCTTCTTCGGTCGGGTTTTCCGTTCCGAGATCCCTGCACCACCAGTCCGGGAAGCCCTGCAGTCTGGCACATTCGGTCGGTGTCAAACGGCGGACGGTATAGGTCACAGGTGCCGGCTGCGCTTCCGGGTTGTCGATGACCAGACGGTCATTGAAAGCATCCTGCCCGTTGAAGCCGCTGGGATGCGCCCCAGTTGCCACCGTTCCCATGACACCCTCGTTCAAATGCGGTGCCGGTGCGATGGTGGTCGGGTCTTTGTAATCCCGCGCCATCAGGGTCGGTGCGACTTCTTTTGCCACCTGCATATAGGAGCCGGTAGTCATGGCATACACATCCTCCGGTGCGCAGACTGCATGGCGGTCTGTCGCGTCCAAGGTGAAGCAGACATCCTCATTGACGCCATCCCCCTGCGGACCGTTCTCATCCTTGCGGCCTATCATGTTGCCCTGCAGGACGAAGGTCTGCATCTGATCACTCCGGGTCGCCATCAAAGCGCCGGACTTGCCATGCAGGTTGATCAGCTCATTGCGCTGGTTTACATGGAACGCTGTCACCTCTTCCGGCTGTGCCACAAAGGTCTGTTGCTTCATTCCCGGCTCTGCTGCCAGTGCCGCTGACTTTTCTCCCAGATCCCGGACTTCATCCCTCTGGTTCTGGGTAAAGGCGACCGGCTCTACCACGCATATACCGCCCTGATTGCAGGTCGGGTCGCCGCCACTGCGGTCCAGCGTCCGTGAGGTCTCCGCTTCATAAAAACCGCTGTGCGGATTGTCGGACATCATGGAATGGCTGGCTTTGGAACAGACGCCATAGCATTTCGGAACGAACAGTGTCTGGTCGTTGTTGCAGCCGAGGGTGGCAGATTTTTCTTCCTGCCAGATGGCTCCCTTGCCGCCGCCCTCGCACCCGGAACGGATCTTCAGTGTGACTGCCGGGGAGTTTTCAACTTCTTTCACCGGGCTTTCCACTGAATTTTCAACAGCGTCCATAACCATCGGGACATTACCGCCACCCGTACCACACCGGCTTGTCAGTGTCTGCACCTTGCCATCCTCGGAGATCTTCACCCGGCTGTCAGCAGGATGATTCTCCAGTGCGATGGTGGCAGGCACAACACCAGCCCGGAGAGTCGGTGAGCGTTCCTCCTCGTATCCGATGCTTCTGGCATCTGCCGAATGCTCGGTGCAGAAACCAGCGGCTTCCATAACACACGGCGGATGATGTGCCTCCGCACGGAGGGTGGCTGTCACCTCTTCCGTCACATCCATCCTCTCTCCGCCCTGATCGTTCAGACAGATCCGTCCTCCTGCTCCGCTGCAGCCTGCCGTTCCAGCGCTGCTTTCAGCACCGGCGGCAGCTCTTTGCCACGCACGGAAGCCCTCCGCAGAATACCGAGACAAGCCCTCGGAGTTAAATAATATTTCTGGGGCACTCTGGCCTGTAAAATCTGCGACAAGGTAGATACGTTTTCTTCTTTGGGGAACGCCCCACCATTGTGCATCAAGAACTCGATACGCGACGCTCCATCCGTCTCCCACGTAGTAGTCAGCGTCGGGCCATCCTTTCTTCTCAGGCGCAGGCACCGAGGCGGACGGTTCTTTAACACCGATGACGGCTTCGAGGACTGCTTTGAAGTCCTGTCCTTTGTTTGAGGAGAAGGCCCCTGGCACATTCTCCCACACGATAAATCTTGGTTTTTCTCCATTGGTCTTACACCTCATTTCCTTCACGATTCGGATTGCTTCGTAAAACAGGCCGGACCGTGAACCATCCAGACCGTCTCGCTTACCGGCGATAGACATATCCTGACAGGGACTGCCAAAGGTGATGATGTCCACGGGCTGCAAATCCGCTCCGCTGATGGCAGACACATCTCCGTAGTGCTTCACCTGTGGCAGACGCTTGGTCGTGACCCGAATGGCAAACGGCTCGATTTCGCTGCCCCACACCGGAGTGATCTGCCCGGTCAGAAGACCACCCAATGGAAAACCCCCGGAGCCATCAAAGAGGCTGCCGAGGGTCAACTGTATATTCTGTTCTGTGCTCATGCGGAAGCCTCCTCTCCGAGCATCTGCTCATTTGCTTTCTGGTAAAAATCTCTGGACACTTCAAATCCGTAACTGTTGCGCCCCAGTTCTCTTGCTGCTCTCAGCGTGGAGCCGCTGCCGGCGCAGGGGTCAATGACCACATCGCCCTCATCTGTAAAGGTCTCGATCAGGCGTTTCAGCACGGAGATCGGTTTCTGGGAGTGATGGATCTTCGGGTATTCCCTGCCATCCCGCTTCCAGTCAAACCAGTTGAAGATCATGTGGGGCTTTCCGTCCTCACCGAGGTTGCGGAACTTCGGGAGCTTTCCCCGGTACAGCACCAGAGCATATTCCGTTGCGCCCACAATTTTCATGTTGGCCTTTAAGACCTGCGGACTGTAGTTCTTGCAGAACACCAGAGGGATATAATTCTTGAAGCCGTATTTCTCTGCTTCGGTGATCACCTTCGGGATCTGCTGGAATGCACAGAACACGATCATGCACGGTGCATCCTTCTCTCCTGTGCCGGGTTCTTTCTTCAGCAGTCGGTTACAAAAGTGGAAATACTCTGCAATATTGAACGTGAAGTCGGTATTGAACGCCGCCTTCCTCGCCTTTCTGCTCTCCCCGTTTTTGTTGTCGCCATCCACATACCAGTCCGGCCGGCTGGCGTAGAAGTCCGTACCGATGTTGTACGGAATATCTGCGATCACCAGCTGTGCCTTGGGGATGTTATAAGACTTGAAGTTCTGGAAGTTGTCGTGGATGAGGACGCATTTCACATCAGGCATCGGTATCCTCGCTTTCCGGCTCGAAGGTCGCTACTTCCTCGAACTTCAGTTTCTGGCCGTCACGGATGACATACACATCATCGTAGTGACCATCATTGTGTTCGATGTACCGCTTCACGATTACATCCACAAACTTCGGGTCCAGCTCGATACCCCGGCACACACGGTCGGTCTCTTCACAGGCGATCAGGGTCGAGCCGCTTCCAAGGAACGGATCAAGGACGATGCCGTTGGTCATGGTTGAATTGCGGATCGGATAGCTCATCAGACCGATGGGCTTCATGGTCGGATGGTCCTTGTTGGACTTCGGCCGGTCATACTCCCAGATGGTCGTCTGCTTGCGGTCGGAATACCACTGGTGCTTCCCCTTCTGCTTCCAGCCGTAGAGACACGGTTCGTGCTGCCACTGGTAAGGACTGCGGCCCAGCACCAGCGCATTCTTCTTCCAGATACAGCACCCGGACAGGTAGAACCCGGCATCCTTGAATGCCTTTCTAAAGTTCAGCCCTTCCGTATCTGCATGGAAGATGTAGATGGAACCGTCGTCTGAAAGATGGTCGTGCATCTGCTGGAACGCTGCCCGCAGGAACTGGTAGAATTCCGAATCGCCCATGTTGTCATTCATGATCTTACCGGCCGTCTCTTCCACATCCACGTTATAAGGGGGATCGGAAAGGACCATATTTGCCTTGGTTCCGTCCATCAGGGTGTCGTAGCATTCTGCTTTGGTGGAATCACCGCACAGAACGATGTGCTTTCCCAGATGCCAGAGGTCACCCTCTTTGGAGAAGCATGGCTGCTTCAGCTCGGATTCCACATCGAAGTCATCTTCCTTGACCTCTTTGCTGTGGACTTTGTTGAACAGCGTCTCAATCTCCGGCGGCTCAAAGCCGGTCTTGCCAAGATCGAAGTTGGAATCTTCGATGTCTTTCAGAAGGTCGGCCAGCAGGGAATCATCCCATGCACCCGTGATCTTGTTGAGCGCAATGTTCAGGGCTTTTTCCCTGGTTTTGTCGATGTCCACCACCGCACAAGGCACTTCGGTATAGCCCAGCTCCATCGCTACGGTCAATCTCTGGTGGCCGCCGATGATTGTCATATCGGCATTGACCACCAAAGGATCTGCGAACCCGAACTCCGTGATGGAGTTCTTGATCTTCTCGTACTCTTTATCCCCCGGCTTCAGCTTTTTCCGGGGATTGTATGCGGCCGGCTTGAGTACGGACACCGGCAGCATCTTCAGTTCAGCAGTCGCTTTCATGTAAGCCCTCCTAATTCAGATTCACATGCGCATGACCCCGGAGAACGGCACGAAAAATGAGCCGAACAAAAAGCCCGACTCCATCTCATCTCCATCTTCCTGCGGCTGTTCAGCCATCTCGCACCATTCCGGGTTTTCCCCGTTCACGGATGCCAGGACCTTATCTTCCGCATCGTCAATCGCATGTACACAGATACCCCCGGTGTTGAACATCGGAAACACACCGATAATCTTACTCACCCTCATCCACTCCCTTCATCCCGTATCGATAATCCCAGTAACAATTCAGACTGCAGAACTTCCGCTGCCGTTTTCCTTCATCTACGGCATGGAACTCCCTTCCACAGTTTTTACAGACCGCGATCCGAAAAGATTTATGCTGCCTGTAATATTCCTTCCGGCAATCAGGAGAACAGAACCGTCTCCGACCACTGTTCCCTCTCTGCACGAGAATGCGTCCACAAACCGGACAGTGCCGTTCCCCCGACCCATCCGGTGGCTGTAACTGGCAGCTCCCCGTTTCCGGCAGACCCAGTTCCCGGCAGTAATCCGTGACCTGTTCCAAAGAAAGCCCTGTGTTTTCTGCGATCTCCACACATTCAAACCCGGCAAGCCGCTGGCTTCGGACTTCTTCTCTCTCCGGGCGGTACTCATAGCCCTCAAACACACAGTCCAGCCGGACACCGTTCTTTACCACATCACGTTCTATGTTCAGTGGTTCTTCCATTTGCATCGCCCTCCTTCCATCGTCCTTTGTTTGCACAGGCACGGCTGCAATATTTCCGTTCCAGACCATACTGGTGCCGGTAGGAAAACTCCCTGCCGCACACCGGGCAGATCTTCGACCGCACGGTCTTCCAGTTCTCCGGCTTTGGATGGGTGTTGTTCCACCGTGACCGGCATTCCGGAGAACAGAACTTCCGTGGTCTGCCTTTATGGTTTGGTACGATTGCCGTACCGCACTGAGGGCAGAAGGAAAAAGCCATGTCCCTGATCATCTCAGCCGTGTAATCTTCCATCTGCCCTCACCTCACTCTCATTTTTCGCCGTTTCTTCGGCGGTTTCTTAGAAAAATCTCATAATTCATACGAAAAGCGGCGAAGTGGAAATCGGCACTGCCCCGCCAGGTTGGATCGTTGTTGCGGCGGCCGATTCCCGCTCGCCCCTGCTCCTCCCGGAACAAGCTAAAATGTGCGAAAGTTCCCTGTTTACGAGAGGTTTCACACACTTTGGTTCATTTCGGGGAAAAAGAATGGCACCGGACCGAAGCTCCGATGCCTGTACATTTTCCTGTTTCATTTTGCGCCGTTAATCCTCTGACCCCCGGCCTATGAATTTTGCGGTTTTTCACGCAAAAGGGGCCACCGGTCTCCGTGTGACTTCACTGTAGAGAAGTGACCCCGGCCCCGGTGGGGGTGTCAGTAGGTGTAGGTCGGGTTGATGTCCTCGGTCAGCGTCTTCTTATCGTGGCAGCTCTTGCAGAGAGCCTGCCAGTTGTTCTGGTCCCAGAAAAGTTTCTGGTCACCACGGTGCGGAATGATGTGATCCACCACCGTTGCCCGGACGTACTTACCCTGCTTGGCGCACTGCACACAGAGCGGATGCGCTTCGAGATATGACTTTCGGGCTTTCTGCCACCGCCTGTTGTATCCACGCTTCGCCGCCGGGCGAGTTACTTCCGGGTGGAGAAGCAGGTGCTTCTCACAGTAGAGCCGGCCGGCTTCCACCAGCTCCGGGCAGCCGGGATGATGGCACGGTGTCTTTGGTCTGTACGGCATGAGTCAGTCCTCCCACGGAAGACCAGACTTGCCGAAGTGACCGTAAGCACTGACCTTGTTGTAATCTACATCCAGCAGTCCCAGCCGCTTGATGATACCCTGCGGGGTCAGGTCGTAGCTGTCATGGACGTAGGCTTCGATGAAGTCAAGGGACTGGTGCTCCGTACCGAAGCACTCCACCGACACACCCACCGGCTGTACCACACCAATGGCGTAGGCCAGCTGGACTTCACACTTGTCAGCGTAGCCCGCCTGCACGATGTCCTTTGCAATCTTCCGTGCCATGTAAGCTGCGGAGCGATCTACCTTGGTGGGGTCTTTCCCACTCAGCGCACCGCCGCCCATGCGACCGATGCCGCCGTAGGTATCACACGCCAGCTTGCGACCAGTCACACCGCAGTCGGCATAGCTGCCACCCAGCACAAAACGACCGGTCGGATTGACCAGCTTCGTGAAGTCACCGTCCAGACCGTACTCGCAGGCGGCAAGCACCATCATGGATTCGATGATGTGCCGGAAGTCGCTGACCTCCACATCCGGGCTGTGCTGCACGGAGCAGAGGAAGGTAGTGATGCGTCCGGTGTCGTAGTCGTAGCTGACCTGTGCCTTGGCATCTGCACGGAACATCTTAGACGGATGTGCCTTGAGAAGCTGCAGGAACTTGGTGGCGACCATGTACGGGATCGGCATCTGCTCTGCCGTCTCGTTGGTGGCGTAGCCGTACATGATACCCTGGTCACCGGCACCGCCCTTGTCCACACCCAGTGCAATGTCCGGGGACTGCTTGTCCACCAGAATGCCGATGCGAAGAAGCTCGGTCAGGTTCCACCCCAGCTTTTCGGCACCGATGCGATTGAACACATCGTGGACGATCTGGTTGTAGTTTGGTCGGTAATCGGTGGTGACTTCGCCGGCAATAAAGAGCTGGCTCTTTTTCAGCAGACACTCGATTGCCACACGGGCGTTCCTGTCATGCTGAAGGATGTCGGTCACGATGGCATCTGCGATCTGGTCACAGATCTTATCGGGATGGCCATTGCTGACCTGTTCACAAGTGATGATCTTACTCATGTTCTATCCTCTCTTTCCTATATCACAAAGCAGGCCGTTTTTGTCCTTGCCCACAAATAGGCTCCCACAAAAGCGGCCTGCGATGTTCCATTGTGTAGTTCCAATGTGTCCTCTGAATCTGTTGCTGGCGCTTTCCTCACAAAGCGAGGTGTCCAGTCCCCAAAAATATTGATTTTACGCACTTTTCAGGGGTGTTAAGATCTATATTTTTTCTTTTGTTGCTATTGTTGCTAGTAAAAAGTAAATAGTATATAAAAGAAAATAATATAAATAAAATAGGGTTTTCACTCGCAACACTCGCAACAGCACCGAAAACCCTTGATTTTCCTACGTTTTTCTGTTGCTGGGGCGTTGCTGCTGTTGCTGGTAACGTGACTCCGAAGTCGTGTGTTGCTGGTATTTTGATGGGAACTTATGAAAATCAAAAACAATAGATTTCACTGTGCTCTTCCAGCAACAGCCGCAACAAATCCGTCCGTACCTTGAATTTCAAGCTCATGATGTCAATGGTGCAAAGTCCTCTTTTGACTCTTCACTTGCCGTGAACGCCACATCCAGGACCATCGGAGTCGTACTGCTGGAGGCACCGTCATTCGGACGCTTTCTTGCAGTCTTGTACCGCTTTTCAATCTCCTGGTTTAGATTCTTGGCTGCCTCTGCCCGGTAGCCATTCTCTCCACACCACTCTTTGTAGCGTGTGTAAACTGCACCGCGCCGAAGCTCACACCCTTCCTTTTCTTCAATGCATTCATCAAAAAACTGACCCATCTTATCTGAGAATATCTGATAGTCCGTTGTTGCCTGAACGACAGAATCCGGCATGGCAAGTCCCTGACTGCGGAACAGCTTATAGCCTTCGAGCATCCAGTTCAGAATGCCGGACATATTTTCCGGTTTAGCAAAAGTGGACTTTAGATCCTTATCCTGTTCATTTTCTTCAAAATGCCGGTCAAACGGAATGATTTTGATTCGGCCAGACTCAAACAGCGTAAGGTCTGTGATATTCGGACGATGGTTCGTGTTAATGAAAATTTTGAAGTTCGGTCGGAACTCAAAACTGTTCTCATGCAGATACCGGGCTGTGATCGTATCGTTACCGGTCAGTCGTTTGGTAAGAGCTGCATCCAGAGTGATCTTTTTCTCCGGCTCGGAGATGTTTACAAAACGAGAGCCGGCAAGCCTGGCGATTTCCTCAGACGGTCCTCCGCTCTGGCTGTTAAACTTCGCCTGCAGCATGGTCGGATCTGCATTTTTACCGTACTCGCCCATAATACGCAGAATACTCTCCATTGTGGTACCCTTACCGTTTCTGGATGTCGGACCGTACAGAATAAACAAGCACTCCATGCGGGTGTCACCAGTCAACGAGTATCCGATAGCCTTCTGAAGATAGTCTGCTCTGGCCTTATCCCCCTGCATGATCTCCGTGATGAACGTCCGCCAGCGAGGGCAGTCGGCATCCGGAGCATATATCACAGGGGACACTTTTGTGAGAAAATCCTCCGGGCGGTGTTCCCGGAATTCCATCGTCCGCAGATCCAGTGTTCCATTTTTGCAGTTGAACAGATAGATATCCTGATCGTACTGCTTCATGGACAGTGGGAATACGGACTTCGCGTCTTTCAGCATCGTGTCACGGTGCTTGCGTTGCTGGAGTTTCCGGACGCGGTCGATGAACCGCTTTCTGACATCCTCTTCTGTAATCTTCAATGCAAACAGATACAGCTTATCTGCCAGATATTTCGCAAGCTCTGCCACCTTAAGGTTCTCCATATCCGGCTGCCAGACAACTCCATCATAGACAAACCAGATGCCGCGTTCACTGTTGTACCGTGCGATAGGCTTGAAAAAATCGGCGAACATGTTGCCCAAACCGATCTCATCCCTGCCGTAGCGCGGATTCGTGTGCGGAGCCATTTCTTCCAGCGACAGCGTGAGCTTGCTGATGTCCGGTGGCCGCTCCGCCTCTTTATCATCAGAGTCAAGATTTGCAAACTCCTCATCCACAATGTCCTGCGCGTTGACAGGAATGTAAACGGAAGCGCAGGTATTGACTGTGTTGCGGATAGAGATGGCACCGTAGGTTGAACCAGCCTGTTTGCGATCCCACTTCGGGCGCATCAGACCAGATGTGCGGAAGATGCGGTCCATCTGCTCCTCATCACAGCCGCACCAGAATGCCAGAATAGACAGGAACGCCATATCTGCATCCGACTGGCTGCCGTAGAGGTCTTCCCACTCACCGGCAAAGAGCTTTTTGAACTTTTCCGAGTTGCTGGCTTCATTGGCGTGTGCTACAACAGCATCATCATCCAGATACGAATGGTGCTGGAAATGGGTCTGCTGCACCTGCTTGTTTCGCTTCATCAGCGTATCCAGCAGTGTCGTCATTGCCGTTTCATCGTTCGGGATCTCACCTGTGCGGTAAACATCTCCCGTCACGGTGACGAAGCGGTTTGTCGCACCGGGCATATACACTTCCAGACCTTTGCTGCGGTTGTTGATGTAGTAGACTGTCTTGTCATAGACATAGTCCTCTGGCACATGGAAGAATCCACGCAGACCTTTGCCGGACGGTGACTTCTCTACATACGCTGTAGGGAAGATCGAAAGTACGGTGTCCGCTGTGTCATTCAGCGTCCCGTCCTCACGGATACAGTGGTCGATGTCGAAAGCCCCAATACCACTGCCAACCGCAATGCCAATGCCGTCATAGCCGCCCATCGCGTAAGTGACAAGCGTAGTCTTGAAATCCGCAAAGGTGCGGAGGTCATTGATCCTGGCTCTGTCACCGTTCGCCGGGTTATACGGCATCTTGGTCTTCTGGCCGTTTCGCTTTTCAAATTTCCAGACACAAAACCGGCAGGAGGTCTTCAGCTCCGCCGGGATGTTTTTGATATCCACCATAGCGGTCAGACCTCCTTCCTGCTGTGTACAGCGTTTCTGCCGTAGTTGGCATTGCTGCCGCGCACAGCATTTCCGTCTGTATTCTGTTGGTTTTTCTTAGTACTGCGCATATCAAACTGCCTTGCCACAGCCTGTTCAATCTCCTGCTTTTTCTCAGCAGAGATTACCCTGCAAAGGCGTCCAAACAGTGCCGACTGGTCGATCGTTGTGATCTGCTCGACCAGCAAAATGGAATCCTCCAGTCGTTCCGCTCTGAGCATCTCACAATGTGCTTCTGTCAGCACGATATGTGTTGGCAGATCGAGCTTTTTCATCTTGCTTGTAAGCGGAATAACTGTGAACGTCTGCGAATAACGATTCGCAATATCGTTTGTCAGGATCAGCACCGGACGGTTCCCACTCTGCACACAGGTGCCATAATGGTTACCAAGCTCTGCAAACCAGATCTCATACTGCTTCGGGATTCTGGTCGTCGGCCAGTTGTAAGCGGGGAAGCTGTCATAGGTTGTGTGGCTGCTTTCCTGCTGCTTTTCGGTGCTGTTGTTATGCGTGGCGGCGCTTTTATGCTTGGTGCAGCCGCGCTTGTTGATGTACTTGTTCACATGGATCTTCCTGCCACGCGGCAGAATCCGTGCGTTGCTTTTCTTTCTCCCCATTCTGGGTTTCACCTCTTCTCTCCTGATACAAAAACAGCCGTCCGGAATCCGAATCCGTGACGGCATAACATGTAAAAAGCGGATAAAAATACCGGGCAGCTTTCGCTCCCAGCCCTCTTATCCGCTCCCGGTTTTATCTTATTTTCCTAGTATAAAGTATAGCAAAAAGCCGATGTACACATAAGAAGCAGTTTTCCTAATTAACTGCTGTTTTTCCTGAAAAAGCCCTCTTTTTCCAAATTTACTACAAATTCTTTGAAGCCTTTTCCCTTGTAATAATCTGCCCTGCTTTTTCCAAAAGAACAGCCGTTGGAATCCTTCATCGACTTCAACGGAATACGCTCAAAATAGAACTGTCTGACTGCCGCCCTCGCATCAGAATCAGACACCCGGCTCAGAGCCAGTTCCATAATACGAAGCTGTGTGCTCTGCTTGTCGTATTCCCTTTTGCACTCCGTATACATCTCTTCCTTAATGCCGCGCTCCAAATCGGAGATGGCCGCTGCCTGTTCCTGTTTGATCTCAGCCAGCATTTTCTCCTTTTCCGCAATGTCTGCCTTGAGTTTTTCATAACCACCGCAGGCATCTTTTGCCATGGCTTCATGCCGTTTATCCGGCTGAAAATTCCACTTAATCGGTCTTCCCACATTCTCCCCTCCTGTGTCTGTGATGCAAGCGGATTACATACGCAATCCCCTGCAATGCAGTTTCTTTCTCTCGCTCCACCACCCGGCGGCTTAAAGTTCTCCCATCCATACCAGTGATCTCCGACTGCTTTCTGCCGTCCACAAAGAGCTGCTCCGCCACGATCCGTGTACACCCCCGAAGACTGCGCAGTCCAACCTCGAACAGCTCGATATCTTCACAGACCTTGTAATAGGGTTCCAGAAACTGCTCGGTGCGCTGGGTCTGCACTTCCCGGTTCATGGATGCCAGCACCTTGTCACAGTTCAGCACGGTGCGCTCCACCGGATTTGATGTACCGCTGGTCTGGACACGCTCGGATTCCTCATGTGCACCCTGCGACAGCTTGTAGATGATCTCGTCCTTCGTGTAAAACCAGGACCGAGAATCCTCGTACTGCTGCCGGAGCATATCCCGCCTGTGTACCAGCAGCCTGTAGGAATCAGCCAGTTCCTTTGCCTGTTCCATATAATCCATCTCGTCTGCCATACTGCACCTCCTGTTCTGGTCTGTTTATTTTTATCACGCAATATCACCTAATGCCCGGATGTTCTCCGGAGTCAGAGCAGCACCGGCTTCCGTGAGCAGCTTCACGAGCTTTTTCATCTCGCGCTCCGCCTTCCGGCGCAGGTTTTCTGCCCTCCTCTTTCTGCGCTCCACGGCTTCAACCTTCACTCTTGCCTGCACACCTGAAATGAGTGTGCCGACATCCAGATCCGTCAGCGTGTTGTACCAGTTGGAGTGAAAGAAACCTTCCAGCCTCTTTTTCTCAAACTGCGCATCCCGGTTGTTCGGATGGTCCTCCAGACGGAACAGTACAGTTTTATAATCCTTGACAGCCTGCAGGATGATCGCATTCGCCAGATTCTCGTAGCATTCCAGATTGTCCGCTACCATTCCCATCAGTCGTTCACCCTGCCCTTTCCTGAATCATTTTCTTTTGTGTCGTACCACGGTGCCGGCACCTTCTGTCCATCCAATCCATACTTGAACATATAGATGGAATACCATGCTGCCTCGTACATGCAGTCGATCAGCTTGCGGTTCGGCTCCGGCATCAGAGCTGCGTTCCGCACAAACAGGTCTACAAAGTTCTCTTTTTCTTCCCTGTCTGTCACCAGATGGTGCTCCTTTGCATCGATCAGGATCTCAGCAAAGCGATAGCACTTTCTCTTGTTCTGCTGAATCCAATCGAAACGCCACGTAACTGCATCCAGAATCGTCTGTCTGGTATCCTCCGCCGTCAGCTTCGGTGCATCCGGGTGTTTACCTGCCGTCACTGCTTTCGCATAGCATTCCTCTGCCCGGTCTTCCGCACAGAAACGCTTGTGAAACTGAAGCTCGTAGGCTTTCGCCTGACACATGAGCAGTTCGATCTCATGCTCATAGGCTTCCTTCGCCAGCATATCCTGTGTGACTCGCAGGTCAGATGTCTTACGGGCAGGTGTTTCCCCGAAGATCGCACACAGCAGGCCGGTGCCACTGTACGGACGGAACATCGCATACGGTGTGAAAAATCCATCACTGTCGCGCTTCCGCTTGCCGGTCTGCACATGCGGTGCAGTCTTGTAGTGATATCGGTCGGTATCCAGAATGCCGTGAGAGTTCTTTCTCTCAGAGGCACGATCCTTTGCATTCAGAAACTTGTAATTGGTCGTATTCTTTTCCATAATTATCTCCTATTCCTCCAGCCGTGCTCTAACGGCAGATATCAGCTTTTCCTGTGTCATGTCTTTCTGCTCCAATGCCGCCATGACATCCTCGTCCACAGTATTCTTCGTAATGATGTGGTGAATGGTCACCACATGGGTCTGTCCCTGCCGCCAAAGACGAGCATTGGTCTGCTGATACAGTTCCAAAGACCAGGTCAGTCCGAACCAGATCAGGATGTGTCCGCCCTGCTGGATGTTCAGGCCATGTCCGGCCGATGCAGGGTGGATCAGTGCGACCGGGATGTTCCCGGCGTTCCAATCCTTGATGTCGGTACTGCTCTTGATATCCCGGACTTTGATTTTCAACTTCGACAGATGGTTGATGATACGCTCCCGGTCATGCTTGAACCAGTAAGCTACCAGCACCGGCTGTCCATTGGCCGCCTCGATCAGGTCTTCGAGGGCTTCCAGCTTGTGGTCGTGAATGACTCTCGCTTTGCCATTCTCGTCATAGACCGCGCCATTGCTCATCTGCAACAGCTTCCCTGTCAGGGATGCAGCATTGGCAGCGTCTATGTCACCGTCTTTCAGCGGGATCAAAAGATCCTGCCGGAGCATATCGTAGAGTTCCCTTTCCTGCGTATTCATCTCGACTTCGCACCTTGTAGGTACACAATCCGGCATATTGAGATAATCCAGAGCCTTCATGGAAATCGTGATGTCCGAGATCCGCTGGTAGATCATCTCCTCTGCTCCCTGTCTGGGTACATACTGGAACACGATACCTGTTGCCGGGTTCATCGACCCAGCCTTAAAGTAGGCTTCCCGGTAGCGGCCGATAAACTTTCCAAGGCGCTCCCCTCCATCCAGAATCCCAATCTCTGCCCACAAATCCATAAGGCCGTTGGAAGAAGGTGTGCCGGTCAGACCGACCCACCGCTTCACAAACGGACGGACTTTTCGCAGGAACTTAAAACGCTGGGACTGATAGTTCTTGAACGATGACAGCTCATCGATCACAACCATGCCAAAATCCCAGCGCATTCCATTTTTCTCGTAATACTCCACCAGCCACTTGATGTTCTCCCGATTGACGATGTAGATCATCGCCGGGTGGTGGACTGCTGCGATCCGGATCTTGACATCTCCAACGATGACGGAAATGTCCAGCCCTTTTAAGTGATCCCACTTTTCGATCTCTGCCGGCCATGTGTCACGGGCGACACGCAGCGGTGCAATGATGAGGACTTTGTTGATCTCAAAGGTCTCCAGCATGAGGTCTTTGATAGCGGAAAGTGTAATAACGGTCTTTCCTTAACCCAAGCCCATATCCAAGAAAAGCGCTGCAATCGGGTGCGTTTTAATATACTCGGTGCAGTAACTCTGGTAATCGTGTGGAATGAACTTCATAGCGGCATCACCTCCTCCCCGGCATCCTGTGCCTGTGTTTCCGGCTCCTTGCTTTGTGTATCTCCCTGCGGCAGCGTAACTTCCGGCATCTCCGGGATCTTTGCTCCGATCCCCTGTGGGATAGGTTCACCCGGCGTCCAGTGCAGGAGTGCGTCCACCGCAGGCTGGATCTGCTCCAAACGGTCAACACAGAACACCGGGAAGCCCAATGCTTCGAGCTGCAGTCTGCGCTTCCGCTGAAGGATGCGCATCTGCTTGCCTGGGGCTTTCAGTTCCACAAACGCACACTTGCCGCCGAGCAGCAGAACCAGACGATCCGGCACACCGTTCATGCTCTGACTAGTAAATTTAAGGGCCTGTCCTCCGACGGCCCTCACCGCAGCTACAAACTGCTTTTCAACTTCATTTTCCCTCATCCGGCTTCGCCTCCTCCGCCATCCAAACACCGATCCGCGGGCGTTTTCTTTTCTTGTGTTTTTTCTTGCGCTCTTCCCGGATCACATTACCGATGGCTTCATTGGCAGTCGGGTCCGGGTGGCTGTAGCTGACTTTCCTGTTCGGAGGGTTCTCCTCTTTGTGTTCTGTAACCCAGTGAATGACATCTTCCATACCGTCACCTCACTGATTGATCTGCTTCCACTGCTGCGGCTCCATCGTGGCAACCTGCCAGCCGATGCCTTCCAGTGTGGTGGCACGGTCGTAAGAAACAACGTCCTGCGATGCGCGGGTCACCGCATTGGAAAGACCGTACAACGACAGGTCACCGCCTTCGATGAGGTACTTGAGGATGCCTTCCTGCTCCTCGGCATTGATGCCATAGCTCTGCGCGGTCAGCTGCACCACATCCTGCACCTTGCCGGTGATCGGTACTGCCATAGATTCTTGCAGGCGGCCGACCACCTGAGAGAATCTGCTCTCATCAATAGCAGCCATCGTGGTATCGCGGAGTTTCAGCAGGAATGCCTTGTCTTCCGCTTCCATCGTTTCATCCGAATACAGCGCAAAGCTGTCCTCCACTGCCTTTGCCTGCCGGCCCACATGATGGCGGCGTTCGCCCATGTCATTGACCACCATGCCGTTGGTGCAAACAAGACGATATACCAGAGGCTGAATGGACACAGCACCCAGACCAACCTCGGAGTTGGAGATCATCACACCAGCCTGGACGATATCGCCCTTGCGGACTTCCATCTCCAGACGGTGATTGACCACCTTGAGGTACAGACGGTTTTCCGTCACCTCGCAGGACATCACCTCGTACTGATCGTTTCCGGCGAACAGAGGCAGGACAGATGTGGCGATTTCCATGTTGTCGATACGGCGGTACCGTTCCGACAGCAGTGCGCGGGCCACCTGTCCGGCACCGTAATCCATCGAGCGGACCATGTAAGAGCTGGGCTTGTCCGCAAACCAGCTGTTCACGTTCTCGGCCAGAAGTTCCGGCTTCTGTGCCTGCATGAGATCATAGTATTTTGCCGGGATACCCAGTGCCGATGCCACCTGACGGTGGAACAACGAGGTCGTACCGAACACCTCCTGCTGGCTGGTGGTAAGATGGTTGATCTCAAAGGTGTGTCCATCTTCCCGGAGACGCATTCCCTGCGCCGGACTGATAAAGTCCTGCTTTGCCTGATTCTGACGGTTCAGCTCAACCAAGACTTCCTGCAAATTTCTGCCTGTTTTCATAGCAATTTTCCTCTCTATCTCTGCGGCGCATATTTATACGCCTGTTTATGCGTCTGTGTCTTTATGACAACGACGCCGCGTTATTCTAAGTTCCGTGTGCTTACAATTCCCGGTTGATCATCTGCTGGATGATACGAACTGCTCCCTGCATCCGCCTGCGGTTCAGCCGGGTATCCTGCAGGAGTATGTCCAGAGCATCCACCTCATCCCGAATGTTACAGAGGACTGACCGCTGGTGGTCGGCAAGCCGTTCACCATCCCGTTCCATGCGGTCATACTCTTTTTCATAATCATCGATATCCTGTACATTGGTATCGATGTACTCCTCGATCTCCCGGCGGAGTTCCTCGCCGGCATAATCCTCGACTGCATCCAGCAGGTCGCGGATACCAAAGGGTGTCAGGAGTTTTCCGTCCTTCATTTTCAATACATGCGGCATATTGCTCTCCCTTAGTCTTTGAAATAGTAGTTACCCTTGTAACCAGCTGCAGCCAACGGCAAGCCCTTACACCATGCCGGGTTGACCGACATCAGCTTGCAGACTTCATCCACTGTGTACTGATCCTTTGGTGCCTCGATGATGACTTCATCGTGGACATGGGCCACAATATTCAGCCCCTCTGCTGAGATGCGGTCCATCGCTTCAGCCAGAATGTCACGGGCAATGGCCTGCGTTGCATTCTCGACCAGCCGGCCGGAGTAGGTTTCCTGTCTGCTCCACTTGTGATTCTGCCCCACGCCTTCATAGGTCAGGCTCATACGACCGAAGCGGTTCGGCTGCTGTCTCGGCTTCAGATAGGTGAGCCTCCTGCCTGACGGAAGCACCATCCAGAGGGTGCCGGAATAGAACTCAAAGGCGATCTTTCCGACCTCCTGCCGCTCCCCCGTCTTATAGGCAGTCATTGCAGCTTTTTCGGTATCCCACCAGTACTGCACGATCTTCGGATTGGCTTCCCGCCAAGAATTAATGATCTCCGGCAGTTCTTCCTCGTGCAGTCCCATCTGCAACGCACCCATGCTGATGAGTGCGCCAGAGGAACCGCCATAGCCACAAGCCAACGTTGCAATCTTCCCTTTCTGACGCAGGTCACCGTTGATGCCATGCTTGACGACAGGCACATGAAACATCTGGGAAGCGGTCGCACAGTAGAGGTCTTCGCCGTTCTGGAATGCATCCAGCACCCACTGCTCCTCTGCCTCCCATGCAAGCACACGGGCTTCGATGGCAGAAAAGTCTGCCACGATGAACTCGCATCCATCTTTTGGGATCAGCATGGTGCGGATAAGCTGTGAGAGGACGTCCGGCGTATTGCCGTAGATGCTCTCGACCATATCGAAGCACCCCAGCTTCACGAGTGTCCTCGCTTCATCCAGCGTGGAGATGTGGTTCTGTGGGAGATTCTGTAACTGGATATTCCGACCGGAATATCGTCCGGTACGACTGGCTCCATAGAACTGGAACAGTCCCCTTGCTCTGCCGTCCGAGCAGACACAGCGTTCCGCTGCCTGGTATTTCTTCACAGAGCTTTTCGCCATCTGGAGTCGGAGCTTCAGCATATCCAGTGCTTCCGCATCCACACCGTTTTTATCCAGCTCGGTAATCATCTGGGCGACATCTTTTTTGCCCAGCGTGTCCATCGGGATGCCGCGCTCCTCCAGCCATGTCTTCAGCTGGGATACGGAATTCGGATTTTCCAGCCCGGTCAGCTTGTAGGCTTTTTTGCTCATGGCATCGGAGAGCATCAGGTCACAGGTGATTGCTTCCTGTACCAGTTCCGTGTCGATCCGCACGCCACGGTCATTGATGCGCTCATTGGTGCAGTAGTGCTGCCATTCCAGTTCCGGCATCGGAAACTTCTTCAGCCGTTTGTAGATGTCCACCTCGGTGTTGACATCCTGAATGCAGTAATACTTGAACTTCGCCCAGTCCGCCGGGTAATGCTCCGGGAGATTCCGGGTGCGCATCCCATTTGACTTGGTCGGCTTGCACGGTACAGAAAACAGCTTGATGAGCCTCTCACCTTCTTTGTCTTTCTGCTGGCTGGTCTTCAGTACCGTACCGACATCCTTCAGTGCCAGCGGCAAAGTCAGCGATGCCGCCATGACCATCGTGCAGATCCAGCTATCCGGCGAAAGAAAATCTCCCGGTTTCAGATACTGTCCGGGATAGTGCCTGTTCAGATGAACAGAGAAACAGACACGTTCAAAGGCGGCATTATGTGCGATCAGCCGCACGCTGCCAGTTTGGAATGCCTCCAGCAGTTCATCCGGTATGACTTCTCCCGATGCAAGGTCTGCACATCTTGTCTCGCCAAAACCATTCCCCTCATCGGTTGCCCAGGCAATAAGCAGAATCTCAAAGCTTGGATCTGTGGCATAGCGGTACAGGCCGCATTTTCCGATGTCCACCTCACTGTAAGTCTCAATATCGACCAATATTTCTTTCAAAAATCTCACCCCTTCGTGTGAATCAATCCGTCATGTGAATCAATTTTTCATGTAAAAACCGGGAGATGTTCTGACACATCCCCCGGTCTGCTTACTTAGCTGTGTACAAATTGTCCGTGCTTAACGCAGGTAATCCGGCAGTTCCTCACCGGCGTCTCCACCCAGAACATCCTCATCATCTTCCAGCGCATCAAAGTCAGCGTCTGCAGATGCACGTCCGGACAAACGATCACCATCCTTGACGAATTGAATGTTCCCCAAGCCTACCGCTACGCCACGATTGCCGTTGGCATTGAACGGATAGAAATTGACGCTGACATTGCAGAAGCAGCCGGAGTAGACCATCATCGGGTCAACCACAGGCTGGACGTGACGGTCAACGACCTGCGGCGCATCCTTGCTGGTGGCGTTCAGGAAAAAATGCTCCTGGTAGTTCTCATCATCCGGGCGGTCGATGTCACCATCACGCAGCGGAAGTTTCAGGTTCGGCGGGAGCTTGCCACCCCACTTGCGGACCTTGCCATCTTCCTTCGCTGCTTCGACCGCCTTGTGGATCGCCAGCAGGGTCTTCTTATCATCCTTCGGGATCAGACAGGAAACGGAATACTTCGCCTCACTGCCATTGATGCTCTTCGGCTCAAAGATATTGGCGAAAGAGATACGGCACGGGATAACGAGCTTCGTTGCGCTGGTAATTTTCTTAGCCATAATAAAAATCCTCCAAATTCTTTTGTGATGCCGCGCCTCTCTTCTGACTGCGGCATCCTGTTGTGTAATGTGGTTTTCTATGTCCAGCCTCAGTCAAGGGGCGTGAACTCATCCTCGGCAGTTGCCAGATCAACTGCCTCTCTGGGGTCAGAGTTTGGTACAAGAGCCAGCTTACCGGGCGGCTTGACCACATACTCACCCAGAATCTCTTTGAACTTTTTCTTTCCCATGAGCTTTTCAAACTCAGTCAGGGAGATCAGCTCGGTCTTGTAAATGTCGGTGTATCCAGCTTTTTCTGCTGCGGCCACCACCGACTTTGTGTCAAGGAACTGCCGCTTGCTCCTGCCCTCGACCACCTTATAGCCATCCCACACAACTCCGTGGTTGATGGCTTCGGAACTGACATAGGCGAAGATAGCTTCGATCCAGGACTCAATGCGATTCAGGGTCGGGAGCATCTTTTCGATGTCCGTCTTGGAAAGGAGCGCTGGGGACTTGAAGGTCGGTGCGGAGGTGTCCGGATTGTAAGCTGCAGTGGCATCGGTCTCCTCCTCATCGGTAAGAACGCCCTCATCCAGATCCAGAAACTCTTCTTTCACCAAAGCCATTGCTTCATCGGCGCAGGCTTTACAGGAAGTTCTGGCACGACAGAACCGACACCAGTCGCCGGGAACCTGCTCGCCTTTTCCTTCAAAGGCCAGCTTCGCCCTCGGTCTGACATAGGTCTCTGCCCAATCCAGCAGTTCCTCCACACTGCATTCATACGTTGAGATATTTTCCAGTCGCGGCTGGATAATGGTCATGGACACCTGCTTGATGTTATACAGGTATCCGTAGGCGTGATAAGCGCCCAAGGCGTACAGCATCATCTGCGAATTGTGGTCACAGCTGACGAATACGCCTTTGCCGTTCTTGTAATCCATGACATACAGTGTCCCGTCTGCGATGATCACGCAGTCGCCGGTACCGAAGCCAGATGGAACCAGATAGCTGTAATCGAGCCGCTCCTCCACCATGACCAGTGGATGCGGGCAGGTTTCCTTGATGCGCTCCACCGTTGAAATGATGAACTCTGCGTAGATGTCGGTGTTCGTTTCCATCTCCTCGTTCTCGTACTCAGAGGTCGGACGCTGCACCCTCTCATGCAGGTACTTGCGGAGCTTATACTCACCCAGCGCATGGGCGGCTGTTCCTTCCTCGGCATACACCGAGGATTCATTTGGAAAGTTCTGCTCCAGCCTTGCCGATGGCGTACAGTTCAGCCACCGCTTCGAGCTGGAAGCAGACAGGATTGCGTGTACTTCTGGCATAATGACCTCCCTTAAATCTGGGAGACATCAGCCAGAAATGCTTCGTACTTTTCCGCAGGCAGATCAGACAGCTGGGCGACACCATAGGTCTTCAGAAGCTGGCCAATCTTCTCGTTGTTGTCGCGCTTCTTTTTGATCTTCGCCACAATGACCGCTGTGATATCATCCTTGGTGATTGCCACCGCAGACGGTGTCTTAACGGCAGCAGGCGTTTCCTGCTTACATGGCTGAGCCTTATCCGACTGTTTGGTCTTATCAGGCGGCTCGTCCTTCCGGCCGGTCTCTTTCACCTGACCGGTATCCTCGCCCCACGGAAGGGCATCGGCATCATCCGCCGGGAAGTTTTCTTCTTCCTCTGCTTCCCCGGCACTGTTCTCGGCGTCCGGCTGTGTGTCTGCGCCAGCATCGCTGTTGCTGTCAGTGACAGGTTCCTCCAGCTTGTCCGAAGCCTCCTCGACCTTTCGGGTCTTCTTGATCGGCTTCTTGCGGGGGTGCGGTGTTGCTGCACCTTTCTTCTCAGACACAGCAGGAGCTTCCTGATCCACGATCGGGAAGATACGCTTATCCTCCGGGGCGGCATCTGCGCCCAGAAGTTCAAGCTGATCAGACACGCCTTCAAACATCTGGGCGAGTCCTTCAAAAACCTCGGTCAGCCCATCCACGACCTTCTTTGGAGCATTCAGAACATTCATCTCATCCATCATGCCTTGTCCTCCTCATCCATGTTCTCACCCCAAATGGAATCGAGGTACTCCTCCTGGGCGGCCAGCACTGCCAGAATGACCTTCTCGCACAGACCGGTCTTTGCCTTGATGAGACTGATCATCGCATCCACATCAATATCCTCCGGCTCGTCCGCATCAGGCTCATCCGTTTCATCGGAATCGCCCTCGAAGTTGTTGTAGGAAGTCATGCGTTCATCCATGTGGATATGCAGGCTGTCGATATGGATGTTGATCGGCACGGTCTTGGCCTGCCCGCCCATCGGAGCCACTTCCGACTTCTCAGGTTCCGGCTGAACCGCCTCCTGCACATCTTCCGCAGCCTTAACATTCTCCTGCAGCTTGTCCACTACATCCTTGAGAGGAATGCGGACAGCCTTGCCTTCCTTGAGCATTTCCATGATGATCTCCTCCAGAGTCCCGTTCTTCTTTTCGTTAGCCATTGTTTTCCTCGCTTTCTGCAGCTTCCTGCTGCCCATTGCTGTTTTCAGCTTTCCTATCATCCAGCGGAACATGGTACTGTTCCGAGATGCTCTTTAAGAGCAGTTCGACCACTCGCCCCGGCTCCGGGAGATTTCGTACCGGCTTGTTCAGCTCATGCGCTTTCTCGATCTCGGCGGCCATTCCCTCGGATATCGTGTTACCAAACACCCAGAGCTCGTCCGCATCCTCAAGCCAGCGCATTCCCAGCTTCATGCCGGTGTTACGCTCCTGTGCATCCTCATCCTTTAAGAACTGGGTGAAGTACAGATGTGGAGCCATTGGGAGAAAACCCAGTGTGGTGAGAATCCTGCAGGCGGTCTTGGCGCGGTTGATATTCGCCATCAGCTCATCTTTCCTGCATTCCTCTGTTTTTGAGGTCGGTCGGTATGGCGAGCAGACAAAAATTTTCTTCGGCGCCGTTGCAGCCGCTTTGTTTACTGTATCCGCACCCACAGCTGCAGCATCCGGTTCGATGACCGGATCTCCCCCGCCGGGTGGACGCTCGATGGGATCGGGGGTCTGCTGGATGACCTTGTCGCTTACTGCTTTCATAGGTTCTTACCTCCTTGATGTATTGAGGATTTTGTATCCTTACATAAAGCACACCGTTTGGAGCTGTTTGGGAGGTACTTTTCTTAAAAGTTTTTTCTGATTTTTTTCAGAGCACCTTCCAGGCAGTTTCCAACAGAACGGCGGCCGATACCAATTTCCTCTGCGATCTCCTGCTGGGTCATACCTTTATAGAAGTAGAGCTGGACCACTTCCATCTGACGCTCGGTCAGCTTGCTCATGGCAGCATACAGACGGCGCAGTTCCTTGTCTGCCAGCATCTCGGCATTGTCTTCATCCATAAAATCCACCATAATAGAAGCGGACCAGTCAGAGCCATCGCACTCCAGCGGCACCTGCTCAAACTTTGCAGCAGTCTTACTGAGGTTATGTTCCATACGCTTCTCCCCTTCCATCAGAAGGCGCAGACTCCACTCGGCATCCTCGAAAGTCTCTGCCGGCACGATCTGGTGTGTGCCATCGGTGAAATCGTAGCGGTAATCTCCGCAGCGATCCACGGCCATGACAGTGTGGGCACTGTCCACCTCGTAGACTGCATAGCCGTTTTCATAGGCCGTCAGCTTTGCACCGTTCACGCTCGTGCGGGCTACTGCCACCGGGTTCATCTCCATAAGCGTCTTGAAAGTCGGCAGCTTCTTCTCCACCACAGTGTCGATCATTCCTTTGAGTTCACGCAGGGTGATGTGTGCGTTGAGAGCCACCTGCTCTGCAGCCTGTGCCACGCTTGCTGCCATCTGGCTGACTGCCACCTGCGGCTGATGGATCTCCATCACACCTACTCCACCGTTGATTGCTACTGCTCCAGTCATCATGTTCATCATTTTTTGTCCTTTCCCCCGGACTTCTGGGAGGGAAGGATACTGAAAGCTCTGGCTTTGAAGAACACACATGGCAGATTCGCCGCATCCTCATAGAACGGACAGACTCTGCGGTCAAAAGGCGCAAAAAGCCCGGTTCTAAAGAAGGTTAGAATGATCCCATGTTCAGTCTTCCAGCTCCAGCAAATAACTCTGCTGTGCTGTCAGATTGCTTATGGTATCCTTCGCCTGCTCTAGAATCGGGCTTCGATATTTTTTTATTTGTCCGAGGTACTGCCGACAGGTGCTTTCGTTTTGGCTCTGTGGGCTTGTCCCTTGAACTGACTATATGATAACAAAATGACGGTCTCTTGCAGATTTCAGACTTGACACACTTTGGGGTCAAATTTGATACATTTTTGAATTCACGACATTGTAGGCATAAAAAAAAGACCGCACAGCTTGATTTGTACTGTACGATCTTCAAATTGCCACTTTCCGCTCTTTAAGCAGATAGCAGTCGATGCTTTCTCTCACCATCTCCTGGTGCATGGGGTTCAGCATGTCGTATTTTTCCTGGATTGATGTGTCTGCACAGGAAGGCTCATCTTCTTCGTCCATCAGTGTATCCATCGACACACCGAGGGCTCTGGCAAACCGCTTCAGCATCACGCAGTTCATCACACCACGCTCACCGTTTTCAATTCCAGAAATGTTGGCGCGGTCAATGTCCACGGCATCGCTGAGTTCTTTTTGTGACCAGCCTTTCTGTTTACGATATTTTCTGATATTCTGACCGATAATATACTCATCACTGTGAATATCGACCACGCCTGACACCCCCTTTCCCAAAGCATAAGCAGCAAAAAAGGCCGGGGCATCCCTGTGACTATGTACTCAGATGCTACTCAAAGTACACAGTCTCTGGAATGCTCCGACCCAATCCTTCTGAAAAAAGGTGTCGACAACAAGTCAGGTTAAAATCTACGATTCCTTCCTGCGCAACCCCGTACTTCGGCCTCTTATGAAATTGTTTGCGCTGATTACGCTTCTAATTAAAATCAAAATCTTCATACTATGTATTTTCCTATCTATGTATTTGCTTTCGTTATTGGTATAGTTTCCTGCCACTTATGGGGGAAATCTTAGTTATGTATACTAAGTGGCTTTCAGGTCAAACAACAGGTATTTTTACCAATTGCTGTCGTTTCTTTGAACGCTCTTATAGTATACACCCGGCACCAATAATCGACAACCAAAAGTGTCCAAAAATCGACAGGTGGATATGTCGAATTTTAATAACTTTTTTGGTGCAAATGCACTAAAAATCAGACTTCTTTTTTATCACTCCTCAACAAATTTATCGCCTTTACGTTTATACCCAACACCTTTTTCAAACAGTGCATTCACAACAGAAGAACCAACACCAATGGTCATTCTTTTTGAAATTCCTGACACGGAAATCCACCATGTAAGCAATCAGTGCCACTTCCACTAAGCCGGATTTCCACTACTAAGTAATAACCCAGTATTTCATATTTTTTAGACGTCTGCGTGATGTAAAGATGCTCACGGCATCGCTTTTGTAAACTCAGATAACAAAAAAGCCGAGGCAGACCCAAGACAACCTAAACTAAAGTCATCTAAAGTCTACCTCGGCTTACCACGCACACTATGCTTTCCAGCATATCCGGGCAGCACCTGCAGGCAGGTGTAAATTCAATCAGGCTGGCTCACACGTCCTGCGATGAGTCAAGCGGTTACTGGGAGCAGTCACATCCTGAGCTGTTCCTTTTTGTCTTCAAAGGTCATGTACGGACCAGAATAACATTGCTCATTAAAATCGTCCAGGTACTCATACCCCTGCAATTGCCCGTTCTTCACATAGGCAACAGCCTTACGGCCATTTACAACTGCACGGGTTGCAAGGAGCACCCGCTTTCCTTGCGACGTATAAATTCCACATTTTGAAATCAATATCCTCATCTCCCATCTTGTACCTTAAACACTGACTTCTCTGTTCCATCGATTCGCGGAATGCAAAATTCATCTTTCACACATCGGTTCACCGGATCAATCAGAATAAAAGAGAAATAATCTCTAATCCTGCACCCAGCATAATACTCTCTCGCCTGTTCAATCATAGCCACATGGTTTACTACTACTGAAACCTTAATGCCATGCTCACGAGGACTCTCCATATATGCCATCGCAAACAGCTGATTCATCTTGCTAATCGTACCTCTGCCGATTCCTGCCGTATAAGACTTGCACTCAAACAGCCATGTATCAATGCCTTCTTCCAAAAGAGCATTTGTCCGAATTGCGAAATCAGCCATATAATGTTTGGTTCTTGGCCAGATCATATTTTCGTAGGAAACCAGTTCTACAAAATAGCCGTTCATAAGGAATGCGTTCTGCAACGTTTCCCTGTAATTTTGCTCTAACATATATCCGGTAAGCGTCTTCGCTGCATTCCGTAAGAACATGTTTGATGAATTGGGATCTGGCTCAATATTCTGCTCTTCTGCGATATCTGCCAATCCAAAAACAATCTGAGATGGAGATACAACGGCTCCTTCTGTTCCAGCAGGAACAAGTTTCACCATTCCGTTTGCCGCCAACAGTTTCTCCAGTGTGACCCCACTGTTCGGGTCTGCAGCCTTTGATATCGCCACCAGCACCTCATCAGAACAGGCGGTTGTGTTCTTCATATTGATAATACGGGAAATCGTCGATGTGTTTACCCCGCACTCATTCGCAAAGTCATTCATCGACCGTTCTCCCTTTGCACTCAGAACCAACTGACTCAGCACTTCCAGGTCAGCCTTTCCCGTCCGAATGTAATCAGGAAAAAGATTCGTTATCTTCTTTCTTCCCATCGGTGTCACACCTCCTCTGTTTATATAGTAGCACTGTATTGCATACTTGTCAATATTACGCAATGATTTTATTTTGTTGCTTTTATTGCGTTTCTTAACTCGAAGTTGCGTTATGCTAAGTCCATGTTACAGCCACAGTTACATCCCATACCATAATAAAAAGGAACAGAAGTTCATTTCCCTATTGACTTCTACAACTTCTTATTGTATTATAGGAACAGAAGTTCACGAACTGTTGTTCTTAGTATATAGGAACAGTTGTTCCTTGTCAAGTAGGCTTTACAAAAAAAATTGCTGCTTCTCACCGGCCACTTTCCCTTCCGGCAAAAAACAGCAAAATATCCCACATGGAGGCATGACATGAAAAAAGATACGAACTTACTAGACACTCAGGATGTCCGGGCTGAAGCAGCCACTGCGCTTACACCGAATGCGACCAACGGCGAAAAGATCAAAGCTCTGCGAACCGCACAAGGTATGAGCATGGCCGAACTCTCCAGACGAGCATCCATGTCTGATCGTGCCATCCGCTATATCGAAGCCGGCGAGCGCGAACCAAGCGTGGACGCAATCCAGAAGATTGCCGCTGCTCTTGGTGTCACGACCGACTACTTTATGGATGACGCCACCTTCCAGAAGGAACTCAGCGATGATCAATTCTACGCTGATGTCCGTAAGAAGTATGGCTCCCGCGGTGTAGCGCAGGCAAAGAAAATAAAAGAACAGACCTCTGCCCTTTTTGCAGGCGGCGAGCTGTCCGAAGAAGATCAGGCTAATTTCATTAAGGAAATGGAAGCCCTCTTCCTTGACGCAAAAGAAGAGGCAAAAAAGTTTACTCCTAAAAAATATCTGTAATTAAATTGCAGAAGAAAGGAGTCGCTGTTGGACAACTTTGCTATTACTGCCGCCGACGCTGTAAGCCGCCGATACAAGAGCAATGACCCGGAAGCTATCATTGCACAGCGCGCCATTAAGATTAAAGACATCCGGTTCTGCGAAGAGCTCCTTGGATTCTATACTGTGCTTCTAAATTGCGAATACATCGGCATCAATCCAAACTGCTCAAAGCAACAACGCAGATCCGCACTGGCTCACGAACTTGGGCACGCTATCTTTGACCGGAAACATGCGGCATCCGGTCAGGCTTTCCAAGATACATATTTTTATAGTCTCAGCAACGCAAAAGCAGAGCGCAGGGCGAATACGTTTGCTGCTGAACTGCTGTTGTCAGATGATGATGTGCTAAAGCCAATCGGCTTCTATGAATTTAACGCCGACAGGCTTCAGATGGAGGCGTCTCTGCCAACCCACTGCTCTAGCACATACCGTGCCTTGAAATACCAGGAACTTCTGCAGGACTTTCAATACACGCATACAGGATTCGCCACCCTTGAGGAGATCGCACAGGTGGCTGGAATCGAAAAAAACTTTGTTGACTTTAAGCTGAATATTCTTACCGCAAAAGGGTACCAGCTTCCTGCTGTGCCAGAGCTTAAGAGCAACTTTCTAAAGGATTCCATGAAGAATTGCTCTAAAAGCTACGATCAAACATGGAGGTGACTGCTTATGACAAAAGAACGAGTCTATGTAAAGGTATCCTCCGACTTTGATTCTACAGGCTATATGCAGCCGACATCGATCACCTGGTCGGATGGACGTACCTTTCCAATCGAAACAGTGCGCGACTTCCGCCCCACCGGGACTGCCGATAACGGTTACTCCGGTGACTGCTTTACTGTGCTCATCCAGGGGCAGGAGAAGCACCTATTCTTTGAACACCTCGACCCACGCTTCAACGGACGATTAGGCCGATGGTTTGTCGAGAGAACCGGACATTAAAAGCATTATTATGAGAACACAGTCAGAAAGGGGGAAATTGCACGATGCAACGCACATATCTTGCAATAGATCTTAAAAGCTATTACGCGAGTGCGGAATGCGCCGCTCGACACCTCGACCCGCTTACCACAAATCTGGTCGTGGCGGATTCCTCCCGCACTGAGAAAACCATCTGCCTTGCTGTATCCCCTTCCCTGAAAGCCTATGGGATTCCGGGACGCGCCAGACTGTTCGAGGTCGTGCAGAAGGTCAAAGAGGTCAATGCGAATCGGTTAAGGGAAGCGGTACGATTAAGAAAAGCTGTGTATAAGGACGGTAAGCTATCCTTCTCCTCCTCTTCCTATGATTCCTTATCCCTTGCCGCCGACCCGTCACTCGAACTCTCTTACCTTGTTGCACCACCCCGAATGGCATATTATGAAAAGGTGTCTCGGCAGATTTATGGCATCTATCTGAAATACATCGCACCAGAGGACATTGTGGTATACAGTATTGATGAGGTGTTCATCGATGCCACCTCGTACTTATCCCACTACAACATGACAGCACACGACCTTGCCATGACAATGATCCGGGAAGTGCTTTATACGACTGGTATCACTGCAACTGCCGGGATTGGTACGAATCTGTATCTGGCGAAGCTGGCAATGGACATCACCGCCAAACACGCTGCGCCGGACAAGGACGGTGTCCGCATTGCTGAACTAAATGAAGAGAGCTTCCGCTATCTCCTCTGGGATCACAAGCCTCTCACTGACTTCTGGATGACCGGTCCCGGCACTGTCAAGCGATTAGAGAAACACGGTATTCATACAATGGGCGAGCTGGCATATTTTAGCACTGTCAATCAGAATATCTTATATAAGGAATTCGGTGTTGACGCCGAACTGCTGATTGATCATGCTTGGGGTCTGGAACCCTGCGGCATGAAAGAAATCAAAGCCTATCGCCCCAGCACCAACAGTATCTCCGAGGGACAGGTTCTCTCCTGCCCTTACCCATATGACAAAGCCAAAATCATTGTCATGGAGATGGCAGACAACTTAGTATTACAGTTGACGGATAAAGGTCTGGTTACGGACAGCCTGACGCTGGATGTTGGCTATGATAGGGAAAACTGTGACAGCGGCAAGTACAGAGGTCCGGTACACATCGACCATTACGGCCGCACCGTTCCGAAGGGTGCTCACGGCAGCACGAAGCTGGATAATCCGACCAACCTCGGTAGCATCCTGATCTCAGCCACGACTGAGCTGTTCGAGAGAATAGCTGATAAAGCACTGACCGTAAGACGGATTACAATAGCCGCCAACCGTGTGGTCAAAGACGAGGGATTCTTCCAAGTCGACCTATTCACGGACACGACCAAGCTGGAAAAAGAGAAAAAGCTGCAGAATGCAATGCTGGGTCTCAAGAAGAAGTTCGGCAAGAACGCCGTTCTGAAAGGAACCAACTATCTGGACGGAGCAACGATGAGAGAGAGGAACAAGACTATCGGTGGACACAAAGCCGATTGAGGAGGGAGAACATGGACTATAAGAACACACCGGAAGGCAGAGCCGTCCAAAGTAAGTATGGCAGAATACTCCACGCTTCCCGCCCGGAGCCGCCACATAATCATCCCCGGATGCCAATGTCCAATCGCGCTAAAATCTTCTCTCCTTTTGCCGCCTTACGAGGCTATGAGGATGAGATTGCTTCCGAGGGCAGAGATCACCTCAAAGGAAATAGAATCGAACTGTCTGAAGAAGGCAAGCAAGCACTGAACCAAAAGATCAGCCAGCTTCGGAAGGGACAAGAGATCAAAATAAAATATTTCACGGACGGCTACTATGAAGATATAGCCGGAGTACTGGATGCTGTGGATGCAATAAACAAAGAACTGCGAATTTACACAGGCTTTATAAATGATACCGGCAAAGAGCTGCCGACCATTATTGCATTTGAGGATATATTAGAGATTGGGGTGAACATGACTTGAACTACTACTTTTGCGATGCATGCCGCTACTGCTTCTCTGCTAAGGAACGACCTGACCGTTGTCCTGACTGCGGAGCACAAACCTATAAAGAGAAGCCGGCGGTACGCTTAGCGAGTAAAATGGAAATAGAGGAACTGCTTAGAATACAGAAAGAGGAGGACATACAAAATGAAAGCACATAAATATTGGTCACTCGGTGCACTTGCCTGCATGGCAGGATGCTTCTACACAGGTTGCAAGAAACTGATGCAGGCTCACAAGTATTTCGCTTGCGGCTCTCTGGTCTGCATGGGCATGGCAATCTACTCCGGTCATAAAATTGCACCAAAGAAGAAAAAAGCTGAAAAGCCTGAAAAATAAGAACACACGCCCTCGCCGTAACAAGCGAGGGCTTTTTTGAACTTCAGGAGTTCATTTTATTTTCATCATAAACTATATGTTACATACCGTATACTTCCGTCATAAGCCGAATTCCAACTTTCAATCCTTCCTCAAAAGCAGTCTTCTCCCATGCACAGCACACCGCTCCCTGCCGGTCCATGATCTTCTCCCAGAGTGGAATCTTATCTCCGACGTAGTCATCTACGAGCCTATCCATTCCGTCCAAGCTGCGCAGCCACTCTTCCAGTTCCTTTTCTTTGGCCTTTGCCGCTTTCCCAGCAACTGTGTTTTTCTCTACTGGATTATTCTCCGTGTAATGTTCGTAGATCAGATCCAGCAGATTCTCCACTGGCGGGTAATACTCCGGCTCAGTTTTCTTCAAATACTCCTCCAGCATCTTCTTCAATTTTTCTATAATGCTACCATCCTTCCCAACCGAGATTCATTTCCTCAGTTACGGCACATATTACTGTAAACTTTTGCACATAGCAACCTATTTTTTGCGGTCTTTCAAATGCCCCATCTTCGCCTTCACTTCATCCGGCACATCGATCAGTCCGAACCGATAGAACATCCCATAGATGTAAGTCACTCCCCGGATATCCCCCAGAGCTTTCGGGCGGTTTACCACTTCCCCTTTAATATTTCCCAGAGCCAGTAGCACAGAACTCCACGCCAGACTTTTACTCTTCTCCCGTCTGTCGATCCACAGTTCTTTTGTGTATTCGTCGCTTCTGCCTTTTCGTATTTCATAGGTAAAGGGTAAGCCAGAGTAGGTTTTAAATTTTATCCCGGCATAAGCCAGAACCACTCCCCAGAAGTTTTCTTCTGTCGGATGAGCCCTCCACCGCTTCATCGCTCTGTATCTCCGCTGCCGCTCTGCTCCAACACTGATTTTCTCTTTGGATGCAGTACTGGGGAAGTACACGCCTTTCTGATATGGCAGGTATGAGGTGACGGAGGCTTTGGATAGTTCAAGGGCTGTTGCGGTTGATAGCAGTGCGGTTTTGTAGTCCTGTGTTTCTCGATACTCCTTAAAGGTATCCTGCACCTTCTCAGCAATCTCCGACTCATACACGCCGGCCGTGATGAGCAGTTTCCGTACCTTGATTGGGTTCAGCTTCAGAGCATCGGCGATGGCCTGGAGGGAGCATTTCTTCTCATAAAGTGCAGCAGCACTTTCCATCTGCTCTTGCAGATTCTTTCCGGCATCGTGCTCCGGCTTCAGCTTTTTCCTGCCACCGCCGGGCTTCCGGGGCTTATACGCTCTTTTCTCTCCCAT